AAGTAGTTCCATCTACTGGAATAGAAAGAGTATTTGGACTAAGAATATCAACAACAAATTGTTGGCCATTCAATACTGACATGCCACCTGTAATACCAGTAATTGTTTCTAACATTCCATTAGCTAAATTATGATTAGCTACTGTAGTAACCAAAATTGGATTAGTATTTGTCATATTAAATATTTGAATAGGTGTGCGCTCTAATGTTTGAATATCAAATAGAGCATAATAAATACACCAAGCAACCTGATAAGGGTCTCCGCCTCCACAAAGAACAACCCAACGTCCTGTATCAAGATTTTGTCTAACTGACACGAGGCGCTGCACCACTCCTGGAATATTCCAAAGCAACGTCTTTAAGTATCGGTCCATTCCTGTTGAGGCAGCAAGACCTGCTGTCAACGTTCGACTTCTAAATGAAGATACATCTTCAGTTCCAATAGAAGGAATACCATCTGTTGGATTAATAACGGATAATGGAATATTAAGCGGAACTGATGTTATAATAGTATTAACGCTGCCAGCAGGAACAGCCCAAGTTCCTACAGTAGTTGAAATAGCATGAATAGGAAGTGATTGACCATTAGTGTTTATAACGCCTCCATCTGAGCAAATATATTGATAAATTTGATCGCCTATAACAAATCCAGGAATAATAATAAATCCTGGCGTTCCAAAAAATATAACATCAACTGCTGTATTGGTAGCACTCTCTGGCTGTATGCCATATATTTCAATACCTAGTTGATTTAAAATGAATTGATTCGCTCCGTATGGTGTAATGCTATTAATCAGATCTATCATAAATTGATTAGAGATAACAAGCGCACCAACGTCTGTTGAGGAAATATCTTCAATAAGAGCAGCTGGCAAGTTTGCTGTATATCCAGGATTTGTAGACGTAACTAAAGTAATCAATTGTTGGCGCAACGTAGCTGGAGACGTAGGGATTGGACCCTGCGGACCCATAATGATAGGAAGTTGAGCCATTAGTAAGGAACCACTGTAGACAAATATGCACCATATTTAGTTATGCAGGTGACTGTATAACCAGGCGAAGGAACACCATCGTCATCTAAAGTATTAGGTTGACTCGTTATAGACAAGAACATGAAATAACCAGCAAATGTTTGTTGAATATAATTCATATAATAATCTGGAGCAAGTTGAGATACAACAGAAGGATGCGCTGGAATACCATAATTGGAATAAAAAGGGCTCTCTCCTAGATTCAATTTTATAACTTGGATTAAAGTAGTTAACCAAACCATATCATCAAAACCATTCGCATCAGTATCCACCTCTACCCATTTCTTAACACTTGGGAAGAGTGGATCTGGTACGATGCGCCCCCAAGTTCTCATATTCTAACTGCCCATATATTGCCAGTAACAGTACAAGCGCCGCCAAATGCTGCTTGACAAATTAAGTAATAATTGGTATTGACTGTTATATTTACATAACAAGGACGCAATGATAAAACCTCTACATTTGTCGATGGAGTAGCAGACGGAAAAACAACTTGAGTTCTAGCTGTATTAATTCCTGATAGAGTAGGAAAGGTGGCGCTTGTTAAACCAATTGCTGAATATATGGCAGTAACACCTGCTGTTGGAGCAAACCAAACTTCTCCTTGAACTTGCCAAATACCAGGTGTTAATGGGATAAATGTAACATTTGCTGGTACACCAGTAGTAATAGTTTCTCCAACAGTAATATTGCTGGAGATAACTTGCCCAGACATACCTGCGCCTGGAAAAAATCCTCCTTGTGATCCACCAAATGCACCAGCACTCATTACACCGCCAGCAGAGATATTTCCACTAGCAGATATACTTCCAATTACATCAAGCAATGTTTGAGCAGAAGGAACAGGTAAATTTGGTAAAGGAGGTATTGGAAGTAAAGTATCATCAAGAGTATCTGGCGCATCTAAGAGATCAAAAGTAGACGTTTCTACATCATCACTACTAGACCCTGCTGCGCCAAATTTAAAACTTGACGCTACCATATTAAATACGCCACTTCCGCTAATAGCGTGAGTTATAGTATTTTGAGCAACTTGCTGTATACTTTGAGCATTACCAGATATAATACCAGAAAGAGCAGTATGGATAATATTGCTACCGGCAGTATGTGCTATAACGCCTTCAAGAGCTTTATGAATCATATCCTTAATAGAAAGATGATTTATAGCTGCTGAAGAATTATGTATTATGTTATTGAGCGCATCTAAAAGATGATATGTCGTAGTATCTTGTGTTTGAGTTTTATGACCTGTTGGTCCTCCTGTAACTAGGAATTGATTTTGATCGCGCTTAGGATTGTTGGTATTGCTAATAGGATGAAATACGCCAGTTGTTAGGTTTGCTCTTTGAAATAAATTGGCTACTCCACCACCTAATCCACTTTCACCACCTAAGTTAACATCATTCGGAACCACGTATCCTTTATCACCGACCTGTGTAGGTTCGCGTGAATATTTAGAATACGCCTGAGGAACAGTCATATTTGGTAAAGTAAATGTAGGATCAGTAATATCGTATGCGATTACAACGGTATCATCATTATTAACTGTTACAACGTGACAAGGTAATTTCTTAGCTTGATTTTGAAAATTGTCAGCAGTCTTTGTAGCAGTGAAATTATGCTGTTGAACAGCAAGAGAAAATTTTTGGCCGCTCGCGCTCAAGGATTAACCTCGAAATAACCATTTCTATAAATCATAGTAGATTGAAAATATCCTTTTGTCAAACTTATATAATATTCAATTACTCCCAAAACAGAAGCTGGACCTGGGTCTGTAGCCATTGGATAAAATATATAATCTTTACTCAATATATAAAGAAAACCACTACCATTATATTGTGATGGAACACAATTAATCACATTCGCCTGTATAACTCTTCCAATTCTCATGTAATATTGTATATCAACTTCTGCTAAAACTCTCTGATTAAACTCATCATATTCTAAAGATATAATTTGAAAAGGCTTCATATTTCCTACTAACGGAACCATAAAAATTAAATTACCAGATATATCCTTGCAATTGACATAATAGCGTTGTGCGGATATATTCCAATAAATAGTCACATTATATAATGCTCCATCAAATGTAGGCATAAATGATTGTGCTTGCCTATTATTTGGAAGAAATTGAAAATAAGTAGTCATAAAAGAATAGTCGGATTATTGCCACCGATATTAACCTGTGGCGCCAAAGGTGCAGTGCCACCGGCACCTGCGGCTTGATTAACACTAGATGCTGGCAACCCTAGAGCAGTCAATGCAGAAGTCCATTCTGCCGAAGTTTGAACACCGCCTGTTATTTTGGCATACAAATTGTTCTCAGCAAACACTAAATCTTGTTGAGCAATAAGAGGTTTTCTAAAATCCCATTTCCAAGTATTCTGCGGAAGTGCAATTTGAGGATTAGACATATCACTCAAACCGAGCATAACCATATTGTAATAAGTATATGCTGGCGTAAATACAGTATAGGTTCCACCCATATTATTATGCGTATCTAATGCTGACTTAAGAGCAGTCATTGTAGCATTTTTAACTGCCCACGCATACTGCGTTTTCATAGGCGTAACCATAATCATAGAAACTTCAATAGGACTCCTTACCATTGCGTTTGCAGCAACACTCAAATTAGCGAAAGGATACTCAGCAATTTGTTGTTGAATTAATGAACCACCAGATGCAGGTTGGAATATACCAAAATAGCTATCCATATTAAAAGTATCACTACCGCCAGAAAACAAAACATTATAAGCATTTGGATTAAGTAAAGCCATTACAGGAAGTATGCTTCCACCAATATTAGTGGCAATACCATTATTTAAAAATATTGGCGTAATTTGATATAATAGTTGGTACATACTAAGCATTAGTTATGCCCAATGCCTCCGCTAGCACCACCGCTAGGCGTAAAAGTCTGTTCACCAGATACATTTGGAACAGGTATAATATTTCCCTCACTATCACTACCTGGAGTTACAGCTTCAATAACTGTTATCCAATTCTGCTCAGCATTTGCGTTTCGGAAGCGCCCCATGTGCCTGACACTAACTACAGTAAATTGTCCTTGAAATGTAAGAACATTACCATGTTGATATGTATTAAAAACTAAACCTGGCATAAAAGTAAGACCACCAGATTGCGAAGCAGTAGTCAAAATATTGTTCGGCAATGTTATCTGATTATTAGGAGAAATATCAGATCTGAGAGCAACCTTAAATTGAATCTTGTTCGGGCCTATCCAACATGGCTGTCCTATTAAATCTTGAAATTGTATCTGTATTAATGAACTAGGTGCAGTTCCGTCAAATATGTTAAAATTTCCTTTTGATGAATCTGCTTGAACTCCTTGATAACCAGAAGTATAAGGTGTCCCAAGAACACTATGGCTTAATGTCTTAGCATAATCCATATACTGTTCGAGAGACTGATAAAATCCCTTATCATCATAATTAAGAGTTATATTTGGACTAATATTTAAATTAATGCCAATTCCCGGAAATGCTGTACTCAACGCTTGTTGAATTGCTTGTCCTAATGGAGTACCTTTAGGCATATTATGAATAATATTTACAGGCTTAGTTGGTCCTCCAGAATTACCCATATTAGGTTTCAAAAAGAACGTAAGACTTAGCTCAGTGCCTGTCCATTCGCTTACACCTGGGAAAATCAAAGCGTTACATAATAGACCTTGGTGCGCTACTTGCATGTTGGCTAATGGTAGACCTTCCGTAAATCCTCCATATATAGAAACTTGACAACCTGTAAAGTAAGAAGATTGAGAAACTAGATTTTGTTGAACTCCATAAATTTTAACATATCCACTTAAAAGCTGGCTACCAGGAGCAATTTGAAGATCTAATTCTATATCTAATGCACCAGGATCATTTTCTGCATCAACAATACTGCACCATTGCGCTCCTGAAATACCTGCACCAGATATAGCAGCAAGTGCTGCTGGTACAGGTTGCCCTGCAATTGATGTTAAACTTTGAATAGTAGTATTGACACTAGCAAGACCAGGTATTTGTGCTAAAGTGGTATAGCCAACTCCTCCAGAAACTGTAAGCGCATAGAAACGCATTAACCAAAATTGCCTTGTGAAGAGCCAATCATAGCAGTTTGTGTAGCTACATCAGCACCTGCCGGATTGTGAACATTCACTCTAATTGCTTGATTATTATGATATTGAGACATATCACCAATATGCGGATGTGGTCCTGTTCGTGATGCAGTTCTTGTTGAACTAGCTCTAGCTGCATCACGTTGTGTCAAAGGATTGTTTTCGCCGCCAAGGTGTCCACCGCCTGCTACATCAATTGCAGAGTAGTTAGCGGCATCAAGTTCTCCTCTACCACCACCTATCATATATTGATGTTGATTATGTATTCCACGACTATTTTTCCATTGATCTGCAACATTCATACCAATAATTTTACCATTCCTATCCTTAATATAACTTTCAAAGACAGCAGCATGATCTTGACCAATACCTGCTCTACCACCAGTACCTCCTGCATAAATGTCCTGGTTTTGTTCTCCATGCAAACCAGCAAATGTAGCAATGGGAGTTCCTTTAACTAAACCACCTTCTGTTGCTGATTCTCCTTTTCGCCAACTGCTAGTCCAAGCACCTTTTTGTCCACTACCTAATTTGATTCCAACAGAAGCTGTAGCTAATGAAACACACTGTTCGTTGGTAATCAAACCTTTATTACGAGCAGACTTCAAATGATCTAAAACATCGTCACTGTCTTTAATACCAAAATTTGCCTCTGGTGCGCCACCAGTTCCTCCAGCACTGGAAGATCCACCACCGCCTCCAGGATTGAATCCTTTTAAATAACCTAGTCGTTGGCTTGTAGCTTGCGCCACATTACCAGGTCTTTCAAAATCAGAAACAAGAGTACCTGTCATAGATTCAGCACTTCCTCCACCAGAAAGTGCTTGCCAAGTTTTCGGATAAAAATTCTTTTGTTCCCAAATCATAGCCTTTGTTTGTTCTGCCACAGTCATATCCTGTGGCATCTTACCAAATTGCTTCATAATACGTGCAGAGCGCGCATCATCCCAAGATGCAATACCGTGTGCCATTTGGTTAGGATTAGAGCGGCTAGGATCATGATGAACGTCGGCAGGATTTCTTAACGATTCACCAGATGTATTGGCAACTAATGCGCGTGCTGCTGTTGGGCTTAATCCTTCTGCAATGGCAGCATTATACATTTCTTGTTGATTTTTTGCCAATGCTCCTTTGGCTATATTGGTAACTCCACTTACAACTCCGCCAGTACGACTTACTTCTTTTGGTTGACCAGCTTCATCTAATCCTCCGGAATGATAAACTCCTGCTCCGCCACCAGTGCCGAAACCGCCGCCGCCACCTATATTGACGCCATCACCTGCACCACCACCTGCTCCTGCGCCTCCGCCACCGCCGCTAGTGCCGTCACCTTGTCCAAATTTATTAGCTAAATATTTACCAGAACCTCCTACAAGTATTTGAGAACCTTGCAAAAGCTGTTTATTGAATTCAGCTAAACTCCTAGATGTATCAGTAACATCTTTATTCAATTTTCCGATTTTTGGACTAAATATACTAACTCTACTTACACCACCAGTAACACCACCGCCTCCTTCATCTACAACACCGCTGCCATAAATCTCGCTCTCTAATGGAGGATTGTTCTTTGGAGAACGCAATGTGCGAGCGCCTGGGCTAGCCCTTGTAGAACCAGATGAACGCGCTTTTGGATTAGCTGTAGGACCAGGCACTGCTGGAGAGCCACCTAAAATAGGGCCACCCCAACCCCAATTGTCTGAATTAAATATACCACCAGGCTTAAGTCCTGGCGCAGCTTCTGGTCCTTCATTAATCTTATTCATTTGATTTTTAATAAAGTTATCAATAGCAGGAGCAATATCTGCCAATTTATTAATAAAATGAGTTTGTATCTCAGAACTTGCTAGATTAAGTGTGGTGCTAAGATTTGTCAACGCTTTCTGTTGTTCTTGAGTAGTTTCTAAATATTTGGCATTTGCTTCAACAGCTTCTGCCGCTTGCCTAGTTTCATCACCAGACATTCCTACCAATCGAGTAGCTTGTCCAATACCTCCTGGCAAAATTGAACCCAGGTGTTGCGCCTCAAATAAATTACCCATAGATTGTGGATTATAACCTTTTAATTTCTTTTGCGCTCTTATCATCAACTGTGCGTACATAGTTGATGGATCCATATTCTTAATTTCTTCTGGGGAAAATCCCATAAAAGTATATGCAGAGAATTCATCTCCAATCATACTTTTGGCCCTATTTGCGGCCTCTAATCCAGGCTGCACAGGGCCAAATCTTGCAAGCTCGACTTGAGCAGATTTCATTCTGCCAATATCACCACCAATTCCTGTTGCTTGAAGTCTCTGTTGCGCCCCAGTATTTGCTCCTTCAGCAACAGCGTAACCAATCGCGGCGGCAGTTCCGCCAATTCCAAGCATCTTAAGAAGATTGCCACTAAACATATTTCTCAATATGTTCTGGCTCATTCTACCAGTAGAAAACATCTGGTAGAAGGATTCATTCCATTTATCGTTGCCCTTAGCAAATTTTTCAAAAGTAGCTTTAAACTGTCCAGAACCTGTACGGTCGTTTCCTGGACCCCAAGGTAGTCTGTCTAAATCAGATAGAGCACCTGGCTTAGGAGCTTTTGCCCATCCTCCTGTAAATTGTCCAGAACCTGTATTACTGCGCCCAGGTCCCCAACGCAATCTGTCCATATCAGACAGAGAACCTGAAGCAGGAGGCTTTTCCCAACCTGCACTAAATTGACTGCCTGTTCCAGTTTCACTAGGCTGCGACCAAGTTGGGCGCTTGGTAAACGTACCTTGAGCGTTTCTGTATCGCTTACCTTCTGGGAATATATCCTCTTCTTGAGCTTGTTTTCTTCGCTCTCTTCTGGATTTAGAACCTTCGTTGGCTAATCTGTTTAAGTCTCTCTGTGCGCCACTGGCTTGTTTTGTAATATCAACATTAGCTCTTAGTAGCGTATTGGATTCAGCAAGAATGGAACGATACTTTTCTGCCAACTCAACAAGCGCGTTGAGAGCAGAAGTATCAACTTCTACGTCAATCGTTGATTTGCCTTTAGAAGCCAATATTATCTCCGGTTTCTAAAATCATAAATCGTTCTATATTCTCCATTATATTGCCACATAAACTCCCTAAAGCCTTCTCCAATTATCCAATTTAGGATGGAATGGACAATGCTCTCGGAGCCGAAGTTTTCTGGATCGGTTCTGGGCTCTCTCCAGTATTCTCTTCCTGATTCGAGATCGTCAACGAATTGCAGTAATCCATAGCAGTTAATGATGTAGTTTGCGCCTCCCAAATTGAACTCAAACCTATCATTATGCTCGGCAGTTCGCTTTTTAAATGAATTGCCGAGGCTACAGTAAAATAAACCAGAGCGTTTTCAACCTCTCTGATCACTTCCTCGTCCAACATATTTTTCATTTTTATTTCTAAAAATGGCTTTGCTGTCCATTTGTTTGTAACAGGATCAATCATCAATACGAATGTAAGACGATATATTTCCTGAATGACAGGCATACTGAGATCAGTTGTACTATCAATTTCCTTAGCCATATCCCTCAACGCAAGGGCGGCAACACGCGGTGCCATGCCTGGGCCTATACCATTAAAATAAAGGTTTGACAATGTCTTGACGAAAAGCATATAACTTGCTTCAAATACTTCTCTCGATATGGGTGTAGAATGAACCCACATCTTTTTGTTTTCGTCAATATCTAACGGAATGACTAGGTTTAGTTTCTTGTTGATCGTTACGCTTGCCATTTGCTACCTGCTACCTTTTGGCGATTATGTATTGAACATAAACGCGTTGACCTCGTAGTAACCCTTAATCGTCACAACCCAGGTAGGTTCCTCACCTGCGAACGACATTGCATTCACGCTTTCGAGAACGCAGTTTTGAAGGGTATAAGAACCCAAAACGCCTGCGCCATTAACGAAAGAATTGGCAATTGCCGAAACGTCAGGTTGAACCGTAATCATGCCAAGAAGTGTATTATCTTCAAACTGCGCCTTAACTTGATTGGATTGCGGTTGTGACTTAAGCAACGCAATCGTCAAAGTAGCAATCTGGAACGGCGCTGGGGAAGGGACAGCGCCTGTCATTGTCGGGAAATAATCTGTGGCATTTCCCTCAAGAGTCAGTCTTATCCCCTCTCTTCCCAAGAGGTAAGGCGTGATTTGAAATAGGGTTCCACTTTGAAAAGTGACGAGGGCCGCTACTCTATTGAGTACGCCCTGAGGGACATTAAGATTACCAGCGGCCATCGTTCTCTCCTATCTCAAAAACCTTCTTATTTACAGTGTAACGATATTGGTCGCTACGACTGTTACCAAAATGTGGACAAAGCCACGAGCGGGGATGAACAACGTGCTGAGTCCATCGTATTCGCCGGTGCCATAGTCGGCAGGGTTCAATGCAGTATAGGTGGCGAAAGGCACCGCATTGACATTGCAGACCGTCGCATAAGTGCCAGAATCAATTGCATCTGACAAATCCGACGGGCCTAGTGAAGTCTGCACAACTGGACCGTTAACCATTCCGTACTGGTTTCCGGTAGTCATCGTGCTCGCCAACACCTGCGACAGTTGCGAGACACCATTTTGGTTGTAGTACAAAGGTGAAGTCGGATCATTCGATCCGTTTAACACGGCGTTCGAGATATTCAAATTGATGTTGATCTGGACCCAGTCGATAGTCCACCACCAATTGAAATAATCGAAGCCATCCGCCGTAACACCCTTGTAGACATTGGTATAAGCAATGCCACCTTGCGCGCCAGTTTGAATGTAATTCACATTGTTATTTTTGAATCCAACAAGAGTAGGTCCATTGTTCGGAACTGGGTAGGGTGTAACTCCATAGATGTACTTGAAGCACATCGGCGACACTCTCGTCACCGCAGTCGCCTTGAAGCGCATGGCCCAGTAGAACATACCGGCGATAGTAAATTCAGCGAACTGCCCAGGCACGGAGGCATTTCTGGCAGCTTGCACGCCTGGCGCTTCCATAAGCTGAATAACAGACTTATTTGTGTTGTCGATCAAACCGACAGCAGCAAGATCATCGAGCGTAACCCAGAAGTAAGTCATAGCTTCTGGATTGACATATTGCTGGAATAGCTCGATAACTGGGCTATCAGGTCCAAGATTGGCAACATCTGCCCAATAATCAGGCAACAGATACCCATAGTAAGAACCTGGGCTTTGCAGCAGCCAAGTCTCTAGAGCTGAAACCTCATTCGCAAATAGCGGCTGGTAACCAAGCTCCAGGATATTGACGCCGACCGCAGTTCCCTGTCTGAAGAAGGTAGCAACTTGAGCATTAAGTTGCAGAGCGGAAGTCAACTGCCAAGTGCCAGGAGTAAGGATAGCACCAGGATCTGCTGTGGCAGGAACAGTAAAGCTTGTTGGGCTTACAACAGAAGCATCAAAAGTTCCATTATATCCAATAGGATTCATACCAGCAATTGAAATCTTCAAAAGAGAACCAGTAGTTGCATATGAAGGCAACTCACCAGTAATAACAAATGTGATAGTGTCAGTACCGAAAGTGGCACTCGTAATACCTCCAGAGCCTTGCAATATTGGCTTTAGATCAGTAAATTGGGTTAAAAACGTCGTAGAATTGGGAGGAACGGTTGTACCTCCAAAAGATAGAATGGCGCCAGTTTGCTGAAGCGTCGAAGGATAGGGCGCAAGAATGGTAGAAACTTGCACACTAACGATAGCATTTGGATCTTGATACATAACTTGGCTCCTTAGAACGGATTAAGGCAGAGGTGAAGACGCTCCTTGAATACAGGCTTTATCTGACGGCGCCACATGCGCTCTCTTATTTCCAACTGTTTCGGTCGTTGCCCAAACATCAATGTCAACTAGCGCATGTTTAATAAGCTGGCGTGTTAATCCTGGATCGGCTGATAATGTCTGAATATAAGACACTTTAAACTCAATTACTTTCCTCTGGGCTATCGTCTGTATCTCTGCCTGAGGTTGTTTCTCATCAACTATGCTAGGCATATTCATAATGCCTATTAGGCTTACATCCAAACTATATTGAACAACAAAATTCAAAAAACCAATAATATCATTATTATCTACACCATATGTAGTTACTCTAACAGTATCACAAGCTAATTGGGTGCTTAGAGCAGTTTGACTAAGAAATGGAAAAGCCTGTAATGCTTTGGTTTCTTCTATATGAATCGAAGCATACGGAGGCGGCTCATTCTCAGGAACAAGAAATGAAGGAAACATATTCTTAATTGGACAAACAAGCCCGCCATTAAAATCTGGCAAATAATTTGGAAAAGATAACCAAATTGGTAAAGAATTTGTAACAATCAATGCATTTGCTAAATTATTTAAAACATCAATATCATCTACAATCTGTGTACTCATTACAGAAGTAACAGCTACACCAAGATAATGCCATAAATCTGCTTGTTGAAAATACTTGCCTTGTGAACTAAATGTGAAACGAATACCCTTATATTCAGCTAAATAAAGAAATTGCGGCTCAATTTTATTAAATACATCGCATTGTGTCAATGCAGTAAACACAATAGTATTCATAGAAATAGTTGATTCTTCTTCTTGCTCAACTTCTACTGAGTAATGAAGCGCCCCTTTAATTTGAAGACTCGCTGGAGGATCACCTGCTACTGGCATTACCAGATTGTAATTTACCCAAAAAAGAAAGCCATCTAGCGGAAGAACCATCCTCTTATAAAGTGTAAAAGTAATAGTTTGGTTAGCATCAAGTGTATTTACACCTGCTTCAAGAATAGCTCCTAATGGAGGTTTTCCACCTACAGCTTCATTAACTGTGGGCATTATTTAATATCCGCCCAACATCTAAATGATACTCGATAGATACCAGATCGTTCAAACGATGGGCGCTGCCGAGTGCTTATGCCACGTTTGCGCTTCTTGCCTCTTGAAACTTTCGTAGGAACACCAGACACCATTCCGTTCATTTCTTCTTGGTCAAGAAAGCCTCTAAACAGCTTTTCAATTTTATTCGTTTTAGAAGCCATAAACTTAACCATACGCGCGCTGGTAGGTTTTCGCACCTCAGATAGCGCATCTACCACAAAATTTTCAAATGTTTCTGTAACAATATCGGAAATTTCTTCATCATAAATATCTGTAAATGTACCAAGAATACCATATTTACTTTCTAAAATGTCACCTACATCTTCAGCAGTTCGTCTCGGACCTGAGTAACGACGACGCATTTTTGCTTCATGCGCTTTAACAGCAGCCACAGGTGCTGCCATATTCTTCAATGTATATGGAGTATTTAGAAACCCCATATGTATGACAATATCTCTTGCCACTAGAACAAATCCGCTCCGTTTTGTGGAGGAGGTTCTTCATTAACACGTTTTATAGTTGTTGATTGAGAATTTTCTGTTTCTTTATGAGTTATCTCAAAATTGCCCCTGCCTTGAGGAGCAGGCATAGTGGAATTTTCATCAGATAAAGGCGGCGGATTATCAGCAATAACTACACCAAATCGTAATTTGGCATTTGCTGCGCTAACATTTAGAAGGTGTTGTGGCATAGTATCCTCTCATATTGCCCACTCATAGTCGTCAGCAAGTAAATCAGATTGCGTTGGCATCCAAGCAACAAGTTTTTTACCCATTGTAATATAAATATATGGTTCTGTCATCTTAGAATTAGCATCTGGTTTTTGAATTGCAATACTCCAATCGGCGGGCCATGATATACGACGACATGGTTTACCAGCGCCGATAGTTGATTGCATATGAGCAATTGCCCAGCCTATATTCATGGTATAGTAACCGTATTGGTATTTACTGGAGGATACTGTCTACCTTGAGCATTACTAACAATAACTTGGCAGAAGACTTCCGCTCCAGAATTTCCTGTTCCAAATAACCAAGTAGATCCTGTTGCGCCAATGGCTGCACCACCATTTAAGAACCATTGATAAGCATAGGCAGTAGGATAACCATTCCATAATCCACCAGTGCAAAGAACATAATTTGGATTAAGAGTGCATTGTGGTGGAATCATATTATATAATGGCATATTTAATGGCGGATTAGGCGTATTGCCTTGCGATAGCCAAACTTGATAAGCCTGCCAATCTGTATTGGCAGGATCATTTGGAATAAACGCACCATCTGAGTTCCGAATAATTACATTCGGATCAATGGAGTTAGTCATATAACTCCAAACCTGCGTATAGCCTTGGTTCATGGAATAACTATCCCGTTAGATGGAGGCGCGGCTGTAGTACCAATAGTATTTGTCGCTGAAACAATACAAGTCAATGTCGTTCCACTATCACCTGCTTGAATAGTGCGATCACCATTAGTTTGAGGCGCCCCAACATTAACACCATTTCGTTGCCATTGCCAAGCATAGGTGTCAACTAAATCGCCCATATTTTGCCAATTGCCATGCGTACAAAGAACTGTATCTCCAACTTCACCTGTTCCGCTTGTAACAGACAAATACGGAACATCAATATTAACAGGAGGATCTGTCTCTGGCGGAGGCGCAACATTAATATGCCACAACAATGCTGCTCTTTTTTGAGTCATTACCTGCGGATATTGCGGCATTTGAAACTCCTATGGGGTAGGAACGACTACCCACGCGCCAGCTTGTCGCGCGTACATTTGCCCATCATTGGGCGCATCTTCAAGTCCGTCAGCTCCAGCTGGACCTGTAGCGCCCGGATCGCCAACTGGACCCTGAGGCCCTTGTGATCCTGTAGCGCCTGTATTGCCAGGTGGACCCTGAGGACCCTCAGGTCCTTCAGGTCCTTCCGGTCCTTCAGGTCCTGGATCACCCTGGGGTCCTTGTGGACCGGGAGGGCCTGCTGGACCTGCTGGACCGGGAACTCCAGGCGCTGCTGCCATTTGGAAGTGCTCCATACTTTCAGCATATGCGATGCCGCCTCTGCTGCCGGGTCCTGGGCCATATGGCATCTAAGGCTCCTACGTCACATTAATAGTACAAGTGCTTGGAACACCTATACCTACAGAATTTTGAGCATAAAGGGTATAAGTATAAGTACCAACTTCTACGAAACTTGCATTAGCCACCGTAACTACACCTGAACCATCTATAGTAAATATACCATCTGGTGTACTACCAGTAGGAACAATAGCCCAAGCATCTGGACTATCTGTTCCAAAACATTGCCCAACAAAATCACCGTTAGATACTGGAAGAGCAATATCAAAATTTGCAGGATCAATAACAGGTTCAGTAGGAGGATTCACATAAACTTGATTAGATGTTGCTGTAGCAATACCACCACCTACGGCATTTGCTGCCTGTGCTACTCCACCAATATATGTTCCTTCATCAGCAGTTGTAGTAATATATGAATTGCTTGCTTGTCCACTAATAGACGAACCATTTCGTGTCCATCCATAATAGTAACCTGTCGGATTACCAGTCCAATTTCCGTTATTTAAACTTAATGTATCACCAACATTTACAGGTCCAACAGGAGTAATTGTTGGCGCAATGATATTAACAGGCGGTCCAGCAATGGATACAGTGTTACTTGTAGGTTCTGCTGAACTTCTACCACCATCATTATCAGCTGCTACAGTCGCGCCAATTGTATTGTTTCTATCAGCAATAGTAGTCATATAAGTAATATTATTCGCACCAACAATAGGATTATTATTTCTAGTCCATTGAATATCAAATCCTACAGGATTATTAGTCCAAACACCTGTATTGAGTGTTAACAATGTTCCTGAATTTAATGTTCCAGTAGGGGTAATAGATGGCGGTGTTGTATTAACAGGAACAGGCGGAGGTCCAGGTGCTGTGTCCCATACAGGCATTGCATTGGGCGCCCCAGATATAACTACTGGAACAGCATTATTTGCATTTCCTTGGTCAGTACCAAATGGAGGCGTTCCTGCTCCAGCAGCGAAATATACTGGAATTGGACCTGAATAAACACCTGTTGGTCCTGATTCTATAGTAATTGGCATTGCTTTAGGTGACGAAGATAGAAAAACTGGTATAGCACCAGCAGGATTTGTCCTGTCATTAGGGTATCTAATGGCAGAAGGCATCAGGGTGTCCAACCCCACATAGAGCCGACGCTTTGGGCAATGCCCATATAGATGCGCCCCCAAGGAGTTTTCAACGTCTGCAAGTCCCCAAGCGTTAAATTCTCCATACTCTTTAGCAATTGCAATCCAGCACTCGTTCCTTGATCTGCTGCATTATTCACAAGACCTGGAACAAAGCTATTAAGATTCAAACTGCCTCGTAAATCTGCCCAATATGTAGCCGCGTTATCAGGAGGCGGAACTGCATTTGGATCATCTTGTGCTATATTGACTAAGTAATCTCCAGCTAAATTATAGACTGCGACCGTAAAAACACCAGGATTTGCGCACCAAATGTATCTGTTAACAATTTCAAAAGCTATGTCATACGACATTTGAATATAAATACTATCCTCAGGGAGTACGTTATCTGGTACTCCCATCACAGAATAAACCCAAGCTGTATAGCCCTCTATTGTTGGAGGAGCTAAGTCTTGGAGAGACATTAGAATACTGACCTCTTAGCTTGTCCTGTTTTGAATAGGTCAGTAACAATACCTAACGGACCCCTTTCACTAGGGTCTTGAGGCGCACCGCGTTCTTTGGATCGGGTGATTGTGATTTTTTCGGCGATCTCAGGGTCGCGGTCTTTAGTTGGTTTCTCTGTGATCTCCATTTCAAAACTTGTAAGCTTCTCACCAGCATTTTCCTCGATCTGTGCATTGACAGCAATAGCTGCCTCAGCGCGAAGTCTTTCACCAGTTTTCTTGCTGACTTCTCGATTGCTGACAACAAGCTCAACAATCTTCTCAGCAGGGATAGGTTTATCAATTGAATACATATATGGGATAAAGTATCCTTTAAATTGATCCAATTCCGTAACACGAACCATTCCATATTTTACGTGGAATTGTGCAATAATGTCAATCTGCTTCTGGTCTAATTCTCCAGAAAGCTTAATTTGACCTCCAATAGGAATCATTTGTCTGCGATAATTTTTGAAATCAGGCAAACGATATTGGAAGTCTATATTTTGATGTGTGCCGTTAGCAACAAACATTTGCATTTGGATTAATCCTTGCTACCAAGGGACGGCCGTGGGGTAGCAATCCACGACCGCCCAGGATCGTCCAGTTTCGAGAAAAAGATCCCTACAGCTGGAGATTACTCGTACTGCATCGTGGCGATAACAATGCACTCAGGACGGACACCCCATCCCGAAGTGATGCGCCACTCGGACAGCACATCAATGGCGCCGCCGGCGAGCGGAGTGGGAATTTCACGAGGCGCTGCCATATCCGCGTACATCAAAGTGCAAGCCTCGATGCCAGGCGCAATTTTGGCAATTTCGTTCGTGTTGATCTTGCTGCCGACCGGCTTTTTGACTTCAGGCATAACGATTAGGACAACGTCATTGTTGCCACCGCCGACGCCCTTGCCGATCAAAGTATCATCATAAACCCAGGAAATAGTATCGCCGTTATTTCCCAGAACCGTCTCGAACATCCCCTTGGTTGACACAGAACCTGCGCCTTCGCGCTGGAACTGGACAACCTGGACGATGTTTTGATATTCCATCGCCGCTAGGGTTCTCTGCGGACCAAGAATTGTAAAGTGCCGCCCGATACCGAGTTGATTTGTCAAGGTCTTCAGCGCGCTGATCTGTGTGATAAGCCACACACCCAACTCGCCGTTGTCGTATGTCACAACGGTGTCATTTCCGTTGCTATCAGGCGGCAGCGATACGGCTGTGGCGCCCTGTGCGTTGAGAAGCCCTTCGCCGTTAATGGGATTCATCCCATATAGAAGAGCATTGCGAGCGAGTTGGAAATGGCCCTGTCTCATGCCGAGGCGTTGCGCCTCAACCATGTTAAGGCCCCAATTGCCCATTGCCGCGGTGTCGTGATGATCATATTCCGCGCGCACCCTCAGAAGATAGCTGGCGGTAGAGATCATCGAGAGAGCGATGCTGACGCTCGGCAGCTGGTTGTAGGCAGCTTGCCCAGCAGCCATGCGCGTGCGAACGTCGAGACGCTTCATGTAAACATAAAGGTCTCCATCACTCAATCTGACAAGCGGTTCCTCGCCGGCCAAAGTGCTAAAAGCCCCTGATGCCTGGACATAAGGGAGAATGATCCCGGGTTCAACGAACGAAGGATTAACAATGGCATATGACGGATTGACGCTACCCATGGAAGTTCACCTCATATTTTGAGAGGCGGGTTGCGCCTCAGTTGCACCGTTTTCGATCAGATTTCGAGTAGAATTGTGTCACCTGAGCGGTTCCAAGTTGCGAAACCAGTCGTCGAATTGTAAACGACTGTCATCGAGTTTCCAAGATTGTACCCGATAACATTCATGCCAGCCGGCGGCAGAGCAATACCGCCAGCAGCAGTTGCCGTAACCCACTGGTTCGTAATATTGAAATACAGTGGGGCAGGTGCCAGTCCAACAGGAACTGGATAACCTGGAGGCGCCAATTGTAGCAAGAGCGCCGGATCCATCGCCATAGGAATACGCGCACGGCTTCCAAAGCGATAGAAGTTCACAAGCATACCAACATTCGCTTGCGGAACTGGACTCGAAACGCTGTTGATCATAGCGTGATTCTGGTTGAACACGCTGATTCCGGTCGGTGCCACCGCCGCAGTCGCTCTCATGATAGAGTTCTGCAACGCTGGGTCCCAAAGGCTGCCAGTCGGCGGCAGATGCTCAGCAATTGGAACGCCGCCAAACATCGGCAGCGTTTCAGTCGGCGCCAATTGACCACCGGTCAACTGATACCGGATTGCGGGATCATCCATTGCCATACCCTGCATCATCCCGTCGAGCGAGATTTTGAAGGTACCACTGGCATTTGTGGTAAGAACAGGATTAATATTGATCATGACCCAAAAGCTCCTTAATGGTTAAGCCGACGACTCCCTCAGTTGTTGCTGTTTCGTATGCCAACAAGTTGGCGCTTCGGCGCAGCAAACTGACTCATCCACGCAGACGGTCTGCCGACGAAAGTGGAAATCGTGCGACCTGTGGAATCTTGGCTCTTGATCTCCCGTAGGAAGTCCTCACCCATATCTGCTGGGTGCAGACCGGCTTGTTCAGCATCGGAATAGATCGTATTCTCGATGTTGGCGAAGGCAGCATCATCCGCAATGACCTTAAGGTCAATATCCTTCCAGGCAGTGGAATGTTGCTTGAGGCCTGTGGCAAGACGACGGCGATACGCAATCAAGGTCTCCCCATCGAGCGGGCGCGGAGCTTTGCCTCCATGCATCAAATAGACGCGATCCGCCTTGACCTGCGAATCAGCCATTGCTGCATAGTCAGCGTCGGTCATCTGGCGCGGCAGTTTAGAGGCCACGTCAGCAACGCTTTTACGGAGCGTTTCAAGCTCGGCCGCATCAGCCTTTGCCTTGGCATCGGCCTTTTCTTTTTCCTCGGCATCCGTCTTGGCTTTGGCTTCCGCGTCCGCCTTGGCCTTGGCTTCTGCATCAGCTTTTTCGCGCTCGGCGGCGTCCATTTTGGCACGGGCGTCAGCCTTCTCCTTTTCGTCGGCGTCTGCCTTGGCTTTGTCAGCCTTCTCTTTCTCCTTCGCGTCCCAAGCATCGCTTACGGTCTGCTTGACTGAATCCTTGATAGAATCAGCGAAAGATGCAAAATAAGAATCAAATCGGGCCTTGTCAGCCTTTTCCTTTTCTTCTGCATCAGCCTTTGCCTTGGCCTCATCTGTCTTGCGAGCGGCTTCAAGAGCCGCAGCTTTATCGTCGTCTGCCATAACAAGTTCCTTTTCTGCGGTTGACACGCCACTCGGCGATAGTCCTTTATCCCAAACACCCACAAAGCAAACCGCTATGTGGTCTAGCAACCTTGGCTTACCTTCAATAAGTAATTTGTTACCATTCCTCAGTTTAATCTTTTGATCTTCGCCGGTAAGAACCACACAAGGCGAAGTGCTTAATTGATTTTCTGCCATTATCTTGGCAGCATGTTCATCCCAAACTTTGACAATAGCCCAAACTTCATCATCTTTAATATATGGAATAAACACAGAACCAATATTTCTATCAAGATATTCTTTGGTATCTAAAGTTTTCGTACCTGGATGTTCAAAAATAACAGGAAGCCCATTGCAACGCTCAAGAAACTCTTGATTCAAATAAATCGACTTGTCGCGCCACACATGCTCTTTAATACCACTTCGATACGATAATCCAGTGCCAGTAATACGAATATTGAACATCGTAAGGTTGGCATAACGCTGCGGTGATACTAGATCACCTGCTGCCATTAATTTGGCAATACCTAATTCGTCAGCATGTAATTTCTTTAAAGTAACAACCAAACCAGGATGTAATGGCTCGGGCGGCATTTCGAGTGGCGCCCACTTAAATCCTGTATGCTCTTCATCTAGTCTTGGAGGTACAAATTCGTCATCTACTTCTTGAATATAGGTCGTATAATCAACTATTAAGCTTGGTCTATCACCGTTTCCTTCGTTTGTGGAGATGCGGCGAGAGAGTTCAAGTAATTCTCCAGAAGGGTAAAATCCAATTTCTTCAGAACATTCTCTAATGGCTGCATCGACTGATGTTTCGTTTGCTTCCCGTTTTCCACCAGGTAGATCGTAAAATCCAGAATAATCTCCTGATTCTGAACGCTTAAGAAATAATGCCCTCTTGTCAGGTGTGACAAAGAGGATGCCGGAAGCATTGATTGTCTCCGTCATTCTTTCTTACTCAAAGCACCAGTTCTTAGTTCTGAACGCTCGCTTTTATCTGAAAATGGTGCACAATTTTCCTTTTTGGCAGGATTTACAGTCACTGCTGCATCTTTTTTGGGCGCAAACAACGCATCCATCATTGAGTCCAATTTTGCCATATGTTCTTTGCTGCACGGCATTATTGAGCCTCAGTCGTTTGTTGTGACGGTAAACGCTGTCTTTCCTTGCGATGTTCAACTTCTTGAAGGTAATCTACCACCGCGCTTTCGAGTGCATCCACGCGCGTGGAACCTGAACGGCTTAATTCACCAAGTTTATAGTGTGGTTTTCCAGGTTGTCCTGCTGCGCCACCTTCTCCGCCTGGAGTTTCAATTGGAGGCTTAAATTTAGCCATTTTCTTGTAATCTAGGATCAACGGAGACGGGAACATAGCCTTCAAATCATTAAAATTATCAGATGCCCACTCATAAAGTGTCTCTTTATTTTCATCATCTGCGAGTGGAAGTAGCAATTCAAGCATAGAAATCACACTTCTTAGCTTGACATTCGCTACTTTTATCTTTTCAGAGTCAGGTTCAGTCAACAAAGATGGCCAAACCGCAATAAAGTGGTCTGACCATTCTGTAAACGCCTGATTGTAGCTCTTTTTCTTGTATTCGTCAGGAAAATCGTTTTGAACTGTTTCGTAAAATTCCAAATTCCAGGCCCGATATTGCACAATTCGAGTGAAAAAATCATATAAAGGCTGCATTGACTCACGTAATTTATCAATATAGCGCGCTATCGCTTTGGCATCCTCCTCACCCTCAGCAAAGGCAACCGCCAATGTTTCTGAATTTACTAATTTTGCTGGCATTCCAGCTGCTGCTGCTATATTTTCAAGTATGTTTTTTCGTGCTGTGCGTGATGAGTTGTCTATATTCTGTAGGTTTAAAGATTCAATACTCTCATCGATTGAAATATTCATCACCGAGCCGGTCATTGCCTCCTTAAGCATACCACGCTTGATGCCAGCTATCTGTTGCATCACATTATTTATGATGCTGCCAGGTGCTTTCAATTTTGCTACGATGATTCCGGCCTTTTTAGTAACCAAATCATCTGTAATCATCGACTGTAGGAATGATTTAAGTGGATAAAGTGCGCGCTGATATACAGAGCGGCCAACATAACCCCAAGCTGAAGTAGTATAATCAAGATAAATTGGATCTTCATTCTGATAAATGCTAGTTCGCGTAAAATGATACGATTGTCCTTGGACAGCAATCGTAATTGGCTTCAAAAATACAGGAGAATTTGGATTTTGGTTTAAAACCAAGCTTCCTGCGGTATTTAATGGATCAAAAACATTAAAAGTCATCGGTTTGTTGGCTAAAGTTGCAAAATCTAATGGTTTTGTAGGATCTTCTTTTGGAATCATCACCGCTACAGAGGAAATTCCATAAATTCTTGCTAATCTTACCACATTTGCAATGATTCTATCTGCATCTATGTTTTGCCACTCATCCGTAAACGCTTTTCTGACCCGATCTTCTGGTGATCCAGGGATGTTTATGGTGCGCCCCTGAGATTGCGCCAATTGAACCGGGGTATCTACCAGTTTTGCGCCGTAAGGATGGTAAGAATAGATGAGTTTGCAGAGTTCATACGACGCTGAAGATCCTAGCTCGATATTATCGGCCATTAGGATTTTCATAAGCGGCGTACCTAGTGGAGAGCCCCCAAACAAGCCTCCACCAGGTTCTATGACTGCTTCTGCCATTTTCTTCTTTTATTTGAAAATAGACTGCGGAGGGGGCTGTCAGTCCCCCTTGCCAGTTCACAGAGTGTTAATTCACCCCGCCGCAATCATCCCAATATTAACGCTTCGGTTGAGCAGGAGGCGTTCCAGGCGCAATCGGCTGGGTAGGCTGGCCGGCGCCAATCGGCGGCCGCGGAAGTGGCTGTCCAGGCTGCGGAGGACGCGCTGCTGAACCAGGAGGCCGTGGCTGAGTTGCTACAGGCGGACGCCCACCAGGAAGTCCCTGATCAGGATGCTCGCCACCGGCGCCAGCGCCTTCATCGACACCGTAGTCAGGATCGGTTTCATGTTCCGGAATGGTGAACTTGCCATAACGGAGGCCGACGCCTTGGATCCAAACGAGGAACATATGCTCGCCAGTAGGTGCATCTGGCGGAAGCGGAGGCCAGATAGAGCCTGGAGGAAGATCCGGTGGTAGAGGATGACCAGCAACTGGCGGGATTGGATGCTCGGGATGCTCGCCTGGATCACCAGGAAGCGCGTTGTCTGGCTGCCCAGGAATGTGAATCGGATGCTCCGGCGTGTCGATTGGCGCATCAACACCCCAATCCGGATCGGTCGGTCCCGGAGGCCATTCCGGCTTCGGCGGCTTGGGTTTGCCAGCCCACGGAGGACGATGACCAGGATGAAGATCGCCCTGTCCAAAGCCAGGATCGACAGGACGCCCAGGACGGGCAGGACCGCCGCCAACATGTGGAGGCCGCTCAGGACGATTGGGACCGCCAGGAAGACCCTGATCAGGACGACCGCCTTCACCTACGCCCCAACCTGGATCGACAGGACGCCCAGGACGCGCAGGACCGCCGCCAACATGCGGAGGACGACCAGGAACGCCATATCCAGGATCGACAGGTAGACGACTTCCGCCAGGAAGACCCTGATCAGGATGCGCGCCTTCATCGACGCCGTAGTCAGGATCAGTCGGACGACCGCTCCTATCGAGGAATTGAATATATGCGAGAGGCATCAGTTTCTCCTTAGACGGTTAGGTTTCTTCGTGGTCTGGCTATTTATACGCGTGGCGTCCCAGACAAAAGTGCAGGGTGGAATCCAATCGACGGGAGGCCGAGACCGCTCAATTGCCGCGAGTTGGGAGGTATTCTGCGACAATTTCACCCCTGCTGAAGTTTATTTACCAAAGCTCTGAATCACCCAGAGAAGTACATACTCCGTAGCAAAAGCAATCAACCAAATCGTCTTCTTGGTCTGGCACGCCAACATTAAAACTATGAACTTGCTTAATGAGATGATTAGCGTGTCTTTGTTTAAAATCCACAGTCTTGTTATAAGCTTGAGCAGAGTATTTCACCTTGCCAACGGAAACATATCCACTAGCATTGAGAGCACGCGGTTGTTTGCCAAGTTGTACCAACTTAGCGTCAATACCAGTTGCCAAAAAGTTGCGTCGATTACATTGTTGCAAAAGGACAATTCCAGAGCCCTTTTCTTCAATCAATGTTCCGATTGACCCTCGCCGCGCCCTACAAGTTCTGGCATATTCTTCAAGTTTCAAATAAATATTGGGTATCCAATCTATCAACAAATCAGCAGGAACTTGCAATATATCATAATCAAGTATTGTTAAAGGATGCTCAAAACGCTCATTAATGGCCCAATAAATTACTGCGGTAGCATCATGTTTCGCGTCAGCTTTAATGCCAGTATCAATAGTGGCAAAGACGCAATCAGTCCACTCAGGAAAGTTGACAGGATGTCCGTCAATAAGTAAGTCTTTTTCGAGGAAAAACGTACCACCAGGCGGCTGCGGATTTTGCTGATAAAGCGATTCAAAATCTCTGATTCCCAGGATTGTTCGCTTTCGTTCCAAAGCCTGTGCGTCTTCCCATTTAGGCCAAAGTGCCTCTCCAACGGGGCGTTCCAAAGGATCATCAGCGGTTGCAAAGGCTGGAAGATTTATAACCGTCCATTGATCTCCGCCCTTTTCTGCTTCGTGAAGAAGCATCCCACCCAGATCTTCTAAATGCCATCTAGTCTGGATAAGGATAATTCTAGCATCTGGCTTAAGGCGCGTGACCAAATCCGATTTGTACCATTCATAAGTTTTGGTGCGCACCGTTTCGGATTCAGCGTCCTCTCTGGACTTAACGGGATCATCAATAATTGCGAGATCAGCGCGTCTTCCAGTAATTGCGCCTCCCACTCCCGCCGCGTAATATTCACCTCCGTTTGTGGTTTCCCATCGAGAAGCGGCTCTGTTTGATTCATCTAGCGAATAGCCTAAAATTGGTGCCTTCAGAAGTATTCTGTTACGCACCTTACGGCCAAAACGCTCAGCAAGCTCTCCTGTATGTGAACAACCAATTACGGAAGAACGTGGAAATTTTTTAAACCAATAAGGTGGTAGTAACTCTGATGTATAAGTAGACTTGGCGCTCCCAGGAGGAGCAAATATCATTAAGCGATCAATTTCTCCGGATATGACCTTTTCGAGGGCTTTGATAATATGTTTATGATGACGTGCTGGTTCAAAACCAAAATCGTGTACGCACTCTTCACACCAAGAAAGTAAATCGCTCTGACAAGAACGACGCCAAGCTTCAGCACGGTATTTGTAAATTTGACGCTTTCGTATTGTGTCAAATTGGGATGGTTGTGAAGGTTCAAATCCCATTGACACAATTTAGAAACCTGAGCGAGAACCGCTTTCCTTGCGCTCTGTGGCGCTATCACTGGAAGGATTGCTGTCGCGATAGCGAGTCTGTTCAGACTCAGGATCGTCGACCAAACCAGGTTCAACCTCGCCAATCGCCGCGGCAATAGCAGTTCGATACTTTTCAAATTGTGCTTGAGCTTGTCCCTGATTGCCCATATCGGAAGCTGGCAACATGCCAATAGATTGCGTCCCGATCAAATCGAGAGCATTGGCAAATGCAGGTTCATTGGGGAAACGAGACGAAAAATTCCTCAAAATAGAAATTTGTTCCTCAGTAACGAGGTAGACACGTAGGGCTCTTTGAGCTTCAGCCATTTATTCAAAATCCTTTATAGAGACACTTCGTCCAATCTGATTTTACAGTTTTGGGCCCTTATTTTGGCCTCGTTCCCTGCTTTAGCAGGACTGACTTAACTGGCGCAGTAGGCCAATGATAGAGCGCCTGGGCCCCACGGAGGGCGTCTGGGAGGCCCAGGCATTACTAAACCCCGTCACTAGGGGGACTGGAAACGGGGTTCGAGGCGGCCTCAAAGCACGCGACATGAGGAAAAGACGCGCTGAGAGACCTTTGAGCATGGGTGGTAATTGCGGTTTTTGTAGGGCATAGCAAGAATCGTGCCGCATTAAATTTTGTTAATGTTTACTCTGTTACCGTAGACTTCACAATCATTTTGTGCTATACTATTTATTAAGAAAAGCAAGTTTTGGAGGTACCATTGCAAGACCTGTTCACGCCGCAAGCCCAAAATGACTTTAAGTGGGTAGTGGCAGTTTTCGCTAATACTGGAGCAACAGAAGCCATTAGAAAGGCTAATGAAGTACCACTTAAAACATTCTATCCAATACGATTTAATCACAAAGGACTACCAGTGCCTTTGTGGCGCCACTACTTATTCATTGAGTTCCGCAATTCCATAACAGCTCAAGTATGTCGGAGCACTACTAAATTCATTAAAGTCCTCACAATGCGCGATGAGGAAGGTATAGAATATCCAGTAATGGTACGTAAAAATGCTATTGATGAACATATGGGATTATTATTAGCTGGTAGATTCAATAGTAGATCAACTGTTAGACGCTATTATGGAAGAGGATCATTAGTTAGAGTATTGGAAGGTAATTTTATTGACAAGAAAGTACGATTAGAATCAGCTGTAACACCAGATATGCCTGGTACCCGTAAGGTAGCCATAGATATAAATGGTTGGAAGGGTAGCATAGAAATCTGGAAGTTGGCGCTGTAAAATGTACGATCATAACGACGAAGATGAAGATTTTCACGAATATCCTCCATTCACGCATCCTTGGCGTGAATTCTTTACTTTCATGTGTTTCCTAATAGCAATAATCTGGGTGCTATGGAAGGCTATATCATGGCTAATACAAGCACTATAATCAAAGAGATCAGAGATAATATCAACTCTGCACTAGAGGGAGGGTTCACATTTGACGATTATACGGATGAAGACCTTGCGGGTGATCTTATCGCGTATGCTGAGGACATGGAGAATAAGACGTTTGAACAAGTTCTTCAAGCAGTCAAAGCAGTCCGCGCTGAAGGAATAGCTTGTCAAAAGAGGTAGCAAATGGATGACTCTTGGGAATACTGGGAGAAGAATCACTTCTTTATTTTAGTGGGAAAAATTGCAGTTCCATCTAATATGGAAGGTTGGTCTGCTTGGTTTGAAAAAGCCTACGGCACTAATGAAACCCAAGTAGCATTTACCAAAACAGATATTGTTGAAGTTTCAACTGTATTCCTAGGAATCAATCATAACTTCCGCTTCGATGGGAGCGCACCAATTCTGTTTGAGACTATGGCGTTCCATAAGCTCGATACTCCCAAGAATGTTCTAGGTCACGAAATAGAATGGGATGGTGAAGAATGTATGCGTTGTGGTACTTGGGAAGAAGCTGAGCTACAACATAAGATAATGGTAGCAGAAGTTATCAGTAATCATTATCTTGGTACTCCAGAACAGCTTAAAGAAATGGTAGAAAAAATCTTCAAGGAGAGCACAGAATGGCAAACGATCTCGGACCAATCGGACCCACCAACGACTATCCCAAAGGGAAACTCAACAATGAAGACGAAGGAGGATTGATCACAGGCGTTAGTCATGATAAAGGAAATGTCATTATTAACTTCGGTAAACCAGTAGCATGGGTAGCATTTCCTCCAGAAATGGCATTTCAATTCGCTCGATCAATTGCCACACACGCCCATGCTGCTATGACTGATATTACGGAGACTACTGATGGGAACGAAAAAGGATGAGACTGTAATATGCTGTATGAGGGCCTCGCCAAAAGGCCCAAATACTGACAGCATCTTATCCAGTTGCAACAAATGTGGCCATCCTATCTGGATCGCCAAAAGCACTCCAATCATTGAAGGTGCGCGCTTTCTGTGTATGCAATGCGTTCCATGGAACGAAGTGACAGATGTAGCACCGCCGACGATGGATCAAATGTCTGACGTTCTGAGATCCAAAAATAGCAGGTAACGAAATGAAACTCTTAGAGGTAGCAAGCGAAGGTGACTTACGTTACTGGATCCAAGAATGGATATTTGAATGTGAAGGGAGGCTTTCGTTAGAGTGGGTTGAACCTATGATGTATGGGAGCACTGTTGGCGCTCCAGATTGCAAAATCAAATTTGCCAATCATACCATAGGATTAGAACTCAAATATCTATTGAGTACGAAGAAGGGCATAAAATGGACAGTGCGTCCAGCTCAAAGGCGCTACCATCATATGAACGTAAGAAATGGTGGTCGAAGTGCGTTATTAGCATGGATAGCAGCCAAAGAAGAACTTGTGCTAGTACGTGGCGATCATATACCACTACGAGACTACGCCTCAGATAAGGAGTCTGGTTGCGCCCACGGATTAGTCAAATTGGACTCATTTGGTATGTCAGATAAACAAGCCATATTTAGTTTAGAAAAATTGATCTTCAACGACGAGTATTGGGAGAGATAGATGGTTAAGATGATTCCGCCACAATACAAAAGAGGAGGATCACACGCCATGCCACCAAATGACAAGATCGCTCATCATACTCTGCACCAGAAGGTCCAGAAGCTCGATGGCTACAAATATCCAGGCATTATTGTGGCTATATTCACTACCACAGAAGGTCGAGTCCGTTACGTGGTGGAAGCTGACCATCCCGATTTTCGTGGTATGCTTCATATATTCTCTGATTCTCAACTTGAGGAAAGGTAAATGAAGTGCCAAGTTTGCCAAGGCAAAACATATCTTGAAAGATGGGCTTGCCCAGAATGTCTTGGCAGCGGCATAACGTCATGTTGTGAAGGAAACCCAAATACAAATAAGTGGTTTGAAGCGCCCATCTCAGACCGATTAAAAGAAGCTGAAATATTGATTGTCAGTACAAAATTTGATAAAGATGGTAATTTAGTAAAAATCAAAACTCTCGTAGATCAAAAACAGGATGATAAAAATGAATGAGCCAGAACGCCCGATGTTTGAGTGTGACGCAGAAGTCTATACATGCCCATATTGTATGAAAGCTGTTGTGGTATATGTAGAATTAGATGGCAGTGGTATCATTTCCAGACCTGAATATGATTTAATTGCTAATTGGGTTTATCATTCCGCGTGTTGGGATAAACAGATGAGAGAGCATCCGCCAGGAGAACCAAATGTCAAATGATAAAGCAGAGCTCAGAGCGTTTCTCAAAGAGCGCGATGATTTATTCAAAAATCCAACACTAGAAGCAGCGCAATCTTGGTGGCTCAAGGCTGGTCATCCGCAATGGGCAAGAGAAGATGTACCACTAGCCGCGGTCCACAAGGCACGATTACAGTGGTTAGAATCCACAGATGCTATGATAGAAGAATCTATCAAATGGCTACAAGAGCATGATTATTCAATCGAATGGCAAGGAGCGCCACCACTCACGCCAGAACGCCGCGATGCTGATAGAGTGTCTTTGGGCAAGAAACCGCTAGGTCAAACATGAAGAGACTCATCATAGCTCTATTCACAGTGTGGTTTTTATTTGTCGCAGCAATGGTCTACTCAGTTTTGGCTTATGGACCATCAGACCATTCTAATAGTGCTATGGACTATGATGAGTCACAATTCCTATTCTGGCACGTAATCATGCCAGTTCTGCACTCAAATATGAACTAGGAGGTCGCTATGGGAGAAGCCAAACGTAAATATCTTCTTGTCAAAGTTGTATCCAAAAAACCTGAATTCCAAACGACAAGGCTCAGCACAGGCTGCAATTGTCTGAACTGTGGCATCTTGATTGACGCCGCCACCAGCGTTAACCATAAGCATACACCATACCCAGGTGCCATAGCCATCTGTATGATCTGCTCTCATATAATGGCATATGACGAGAGAATTCATCTGCGAGAGCTCAATGATGAAGAAATATTGTTAATAGCTGGTGACAAAGATATACTCTTCTTGATCAACGGCCTTGGTGGCGCCAAGAAAGAGTGGGAATCAAAACATGGCGAAGGATCGTGGGGTAAAACCAGCAGGGACCGGCTCGCACAAGCGCAAGCCAGAGTTGAAGCTAAACAGGAAGCGGCCAGGACTAAGGGAGAATGAATATGAATGCGCCGCCTGCCATAAGGTCTTCACCAAAGGAGTGTCGGATGAAGAAGCTCTGGCGGAAGCTGCGGTATTATTTCCTACTGTACCAATTGAAGAAACCAGTCTAGTCTGCGAGGACTGTTTTCAGGAAATGATGGCAGACATCAAAGCCAGGCCATGGGCCTACCCACCTTTACCAGATGAGGATAAATAATGGCATATGACCTGTTTGATAAGGATGGCAAGCGCAAACGGCGTGAGGGCTCTGGGGTAGCGCCCAGACCACTCGATGAAGTAGAGCGTGAAATCGTCAGAGCCGACATGGCTGAGTTAATCGCCAGAGAAAAAGAAAATGGTGATTGGGCTAAGTGGGAGGAATCGCAGCGCCCAATTTCGCAACTGCGATCCCTTGACCGCGATATAGTACATATCACTGTTACACTGACAATTGACGGCCACATCATCCCAAACCCACCAGACACAGAAGATGTAGTCAGACGTGAGATGGAATCACGCTTCCTCCGCTATGAGCGCCAAGAAATGCCCAGTCGCATTATGGCCCTCGAACATGACAGGAGGTTACATCGACCTGCACCAGAGGTTGGTGATAGAGGAATATTCAATGGTTATATCGCACCAAGTTCTCCACGTTTCTATACGGGTCAGATTACTCCTGAGATCTGGGAACTCTTTGTAGGGCGCGCTCCAGTCAATGATGACATAGAGCGCGCCAACTGCTACCAAGAAGGTATGCTTGGCCATCAAAGCTGCGGTTGGTGCCACGACTGCATGAAGCCACGCTATGCTTGCGGCCATCTATGTTTCCCAAGTAGTTCCACACCAAGTAGGTGACTCATGAAAAAGAAAACCAAGAAAATAATCAAACTCAGAAAACTCATCCGCGAAACCATTAGTGAGTCTATGGACTACAACTTCCACGGCCCTAGAGGCGCCACTGGTCCGCAAGGTCCAATGGGTCCTCAAGGTCCGCCAGGCCCACCAAACACTTCAATTCATGGCCTAGCCGAAGAACTGGCATGGTTGAAGAATGAAGTAGCTCTGATGAAGTCAGAGATTGACGATCGCGCACCACGCCCATCCAAACGTAAAGTCAGGGAGTTTACACATGAAAATAAAGGACTACCACCCAAAAACTGAAGAAGAGGCCGTCGGTTGGTTGATGGAAGAATCATGCGAAGTGGTTCTCACTATAGGTCGCTGCATGAGGTTTGGAATTGAAACTGTGCATGAGGGCCGCACCAATCGTCAGATTCTCCTCGATGAGATGAATGACCTTCGCAATGCCCTGTTTGAGGCTGAGACATGGATAGCGAGGAAGTGATGACTAAGGAGCAAATCAAAATGACTAGTTGCGCCCAGTGCAAGAAAGAGTTCCAGCCTAAGACACCACAGCATAGGTTTTGTTCAATGGACTGTTCCAAACGGTTCTATCGCCAACTACGAATGTTAAAGCGAGATGAAAGATGGCAGAAGATTAATGGATTGAATTTACGTGAATAATCTGTAGTAATGAGGGTGAGTGAATTTTTGAGGGATAAATTCTGACGGTCACCACCAAAGGTGGCCCTGAAACAGGTAAAACAGTAGACGGCCCCGACCTTTCGGCTGACCAGAAAACGCGCATAAACGACCGTACACGGGCGCGGACGCGCGGACGCATATTCCCTAGCGCGAATAGTCCGAGGGCAATGGGCCAGCCTCTAATGCGATTTAAACGCATATCGCAAACGAGCGCATAGGCGACACATAGGCGACAAGCCTGTCAGTACATTACAAAAAATTAATGTTCGCAAACGTCGTTTGCGCTTGTATCGCACAAGCTAACGTGCTTTATAGGCGTTGCACCGCAAAACGCGGTGCGGGCGGCAGCTATGCGCTCCGGCCCTTTTCTAGCAAAAGGTCTAGTACAATGCAAAACGACAAGGTTAAGACTGCGGACGCTATCGCGCAAGTTAGCGCGGAAAACGCGGAATTGCGCGCTAGCGTTATTGCGCTCGTTAGTGCAATGCCTGCCGCTATCGCGGACGCCGTTAAGGCGGCAATCCCTGCCCCGACAACGCGCGCGCCTCGCACGGCTCGCGTTGCGGTGCAAATGTCCCCTGCGGACGCGGACGCCGCTATGTGCGGTTTCGTTAAGAAAGGGCCGCGTCGCGATTTCTTTCTTGCGTTGCGCGGTCTCGCGGACGGCGTATATCCTTTGTCCGATTTCGCGGGCGTTTCGCTCGCGGACGCACAAGTTGTGTATCGTCGCCTTAGCGGCAATCGGACGGGCGGGCGCGTTACGGAAAGCTTTTTCGACCGATTAGGCTTTTCGCTCGCAATCGACAACGAAACGCGCGGCAAGGCGGACGTTATCGTTACGCGCAAGGCGGACGAAAAGGCGGCTGACGAGGTCGTCGCCTAACGCGAAACGGGCGGGCGCGCAAGCGCCCGCTCTTTTCTTGCCCTCTAACTTCAGGACCAACAAACATGTCACGATCATTCTTCATAGGCGTCGCTGTGGTAGGCTCACTGATGGCGCACCAAGTGGACCGAGCTCATGCTCAACTCACTCACATTCAACCGAGCGAACTGGTTGACGACTCAGTAGCTCAAGGCCATTTCAGGGAATGTTTGAGAACCAGAAAGGACATTCACGGAAACGTGGACGCTTTTGGATGCAATCAGATACTCAAAACTGAGACCAGGAATCCCACCTGGAGTTGCTCCAACAATCTGTCCATCCAGACCTGCGATCAGGACTAACTGATGGGGCGCAAGCCCCATTTTTCATGCCCAGTTCGTTCAAACCATGACTTGAGTTTGATGATGATGAGTCCATGACTGTCAACCCATGATTTGAATTTGATTCAAAGATCATTCACCATGGTCATTTTCATCCATTGACTGGTGATATCATGAGTGTCATTGGCTGATGGCTGTGCACCAACGTAGATTGATGATGATGATTTCATGGTGACCATTGGCTGATGGGAGCGCCAAATCATGGTCTGAAAATGTCACCGACGTCGTCACTACCATTGATCTACTGAAATTCCGAAATTGACCAGAAGCGCCCCATACTATCCTATTTGTCCTGTTTGTCTTATTTCAATAAAAATAAACAGGACACGAAAAGCGCAACGATTACAAGGGGTTACCACTGATTGTCCGGTTTGTCCGGTTTGTCCGTTTATTTTTCATACCTTTCGCGCGAAGCCTGATATACAGCTAACTGCCCCACGCAAACAGGACTCAATTGGTGAGCCCGAAAACCCTTATATCCCAGTAACTTACGCTCGTCTGTTAATGTAAAACATTAACCGTACAATTCTACTGATCAGAAACGTACATGGCCACTCATGATACTGGTCTCTGTAAAAGTAGGATATTCCCACTCTTGGCTACCATTACCATAATCATATTCTGTTTTGATTCTAAAATTCATCAATTCTCTACAGACTACCAATTTCGGAATAACATGCACATTCATTCGCTCGCTATTACCTGGGCTACCACTGGTATATTTATCACTACCAACAATATTGAGTGGTCTACCATTTTTAGAATATTGTATCAAACCATTAACTACTAATGGCATCAATTCTTTAAATTGGATACCAAATTCACGCTCATTTAATTTATGTCTGAATTGGGCAGTAGCATTATAATCCATCAATAGTTTCTCCTTGATAACCAAATAGCCCTTGTCCTCGTAATATTTGACAAATGGTAATTTACCTGAACATAGAATATCAAACCACCATCGCTCTACACCAGCCATGGACGCTGTTTTTTGGTCAATTTGCGCCTCAGTAACGAGGGCAGTTCTGAGATTGACATCAATTTTATAATTCAATAGATAATGCATGAGCGCTTCAAGACCGTCATTATTGAGCATTTCATATTCTAATGAATCAAAATACTCTTTCATATCTTTCTGGGCACTACTGACATTCAATACAAAGAACCTACGCTCATCATGAGATGCTGGTACTATCCAATCAGCATTACCTATAATGATAGATCTGATATAATTTATGACACTGCGACCTGGCAAGTTCTTTGGATTGATAAATAGACTATCTCCAGTAATAATATGTTTCAATGTGGACTCATGGGCTTTATCACCAGCCCAAATGGCTTCTTCCAGACATAACAATATGACCTTCTCAAGATGATCATTATGATTGCCAAATATGCTATTCTTATTATCAATTGGGAGATATAATTTTGTCTTACGCTCATTATTCTTTCCATTCATCAACCTGCCTAATATGAGGGCGAAATATGATTTGCCAATACCTTTGAGACCTTTCAACACAACTGATGTGCCGAGTTTATTCCACGGCTCTTGTATTAACTGGGCGCACCAACACATAAGCCAATGATAATGGGTTTCGTTACCGCTGCATATGATATTCTTCACATAATCCAAAAATAATACACATGAACCTTCTTTTGGATCAATTGCAAATCCTGGCCATGTATTATATACACCAGATCGCATTGTTTTGGAATCAAATTTATATTTGGGATCGAATACTATTCCACGCTCATACGTGCGCCTCATGTGGTATTCCAACCACAATTTGCTTACTGGAAATGGCTTTGCATTTCCTTCATCATCTTTGGTAACAATCTTAACATTTTCCAATGAATCTATAAAATCCTTCTTGGTCATTAAATAGTATTCACCATCTATCCTCTCATTTAGAATCATAAATTTGCCTAATACCAATATGATAGCGTAATGTTGATCTACCCAATCAATAGCTCCTTGTTTGGAATCTAATTTGGGCGCGCCATGACTGGTTGTTTGGCTCGTTTGAAATCTAGGATCATCAACGATCTTTTTGATGCGTTCTGAATTTGGGAATAGGTCTTCATCAGCCATGGTGCGCCCGCCCATACGTGATTAGTTATTGGTTATATTAACTTTCACATTCTTAAGTTTTTCTCTCAAATCATCTTTTGTTATTATTTTATTATGCTTCATATCAATAACACATTCTTTGCCTTTGATAATAACAGTGGCGTAACGCTCATTCATCCATTCCATAGCTTCTTTTTGTGATTTGAAGATGATATCTGGCATTGCTACCTCCCATTATTATGCTGCGAATAGGTCACGCTTCTTGGGCGCCTCAGCCTCTTTTTTAGCTTTTTTGGCCTTCCAATAGAAGCGCCCTCTGCATGGATCTGAACAAAATCTTTGTGTTGGTTGAACTTTAACAAATTCAGTGCCACAATAGGCACATTTAACGATGAATTTGCTCATATCTAAATCTGACATCATCACCTCCTGCTACCGGGAACGGACAGAATAGCGCAATTCGCGACGTTAGGCAAGAAGAATCGTATTTACGTCTTAATTATGTTGATTATCAGCCTTAATTTCGCCGCAATTCTCAGATATAATATTGATATGTCCGAAGATTCACCCGAGACAGCCAGACAGCGCGCCACAAGGATCTGGCGGAATGCGTGGATTCAAGGCCGTACTGAGACTCAAGATCAGGAAGAAGAATTAGCCAAAGTAATTGAGCAAGAGAGGTTACTCAATCAGGGGCGGACTGCTCTCATTAGAGCTATTACAAAGGTGATATCTGAGCAGAGGCACTCATTCAATTTGGTACATTATAAGTCAATGATTAGTAGGCGGAAGCGGAAATTATTGGAAGAGAAATTGAGGCGGTTGGAGGCTGAGAATGACTAATCCAATACATGACATAGATCCAGAACCTACTGTCATGTGGGAAGAGGACTATGAACGCCTCAAGAAACGACAGAAAATGGACGCTGCAATTGAGCGCTCCAATAAGGAGAAAGCTGACGCTATTGCTCGTGAATTATATAAAGAGCAATTGAAGATCAAAGATAAGATTGAATATACAGAAGAGTTGGCGACAGAGATTTGTGAGAGGATCAGTGCTGGTGAGCTATTGATCAACATATGTCGTGATTCACATATGCCAACCGTGCGCCGCTGTTCAGCATGGCTCAAATCTGAAGCTGATTTCCAAGCACTCTATAATATGGCTATTGCAGATAGATTGACTATATTTGAAGAGGAAGTGATCTCAATTGCTGATGATGCAGCACGTGATATGAAAGAAATACAGAAATCTGGGAAAACGATTAGAGTTCAAGATGCTGAGGTCATTGCGCGAGCGAAGCTCAGAGTTGAGGTGCGCTTCAGGCATTTGAAAGCTGGGCGACCTGGTAAATGGGGTGATAGCACCACTCTCATCACTAAATCAGAAGATGAAAATATTGCTGAGATGCCATTGTCTGAGCTGGAAAAGAAGATTGCTGAACTTGAACACAAGGATCGGGTGGTCAAGGCAGTGTGATGGGGGCGCCACAAGCGCCCCCTGTTATTATAGTGATTTTGCCTTTTCAACAAAATCTGATAGTAATTTTTTGCCAGATATATCTTCTTTGATATAATTCTCCTTTAGCTCTTGGAGAATATCAGATGCCCATTTGAGATGTCTCTCTGCATTATTCAATGCAGCTACATCTAATGGTTCTGATTTTGAAAATCTAAGAGCATTTCTCAGATTTTCCCTTAGTTCAGTAGTATAATATTGAGTATCACGCACTGTTTTGGTTGCCATATTATTCTCCGTTCATTTGGCAAAATTGCCTATCAAATGAATTGAGTATCATGGTGTTACACTTGTACACTTTTTCGGTCGATTTTCTTATGCATATCTCTCCCACATCTCAGCAAAGTCTTCTTTAAAATACCATCTTGCTAATTTTCCTTCGTGTCTTTGAACTCTATTCTCGATCTCAAAATCTCTGAGTATTCGAGCAAGTTTGCCTGTTGACAATTTATAGTCTGACCAATTTACATCGCTAAAATCTGAATTTATCAAAAACTCTACTAATTGATTATTGGTAATTGCGTCTTTCTTGCTATTGGTGAATATCTCTTGAACATCAGATAGCAACGACTCTCTGACATCTGGAATAACTCTTTCTTTATAGAAATCAGCCATTGCCTCATATGCAGTCTTCGCACGATCTACGGCATGGCCTATCGCAATGAGTGGGCGCCACTTGTCTGCGTAGCGCCCTATAATTTGTGGAGGCATTAATGGATTTGGATTGAGATTTACACCTTCTGCCCATCGCGCAACCTCTGCGTGATAAAAAGCCTCTCTTGGATTAAATATCTCCATTTGTTTATTTGAGCGATGCATTTTAACCATTATGGATCTACTCATAAGCGATACTGGTAAATGGCCTATACTTGCAAGAGCGAGTGGGCCATATACAGGAGTTAATATGACTTCTTTACCTATTTTCCTGGGTACACTTCCTCCAATTTCGTGTCCTGCATTTAGAATGGCTTTCATACTTCTTACTATGGACATATTATCTACTTCATCAATTAGCAATGTATGACTATTAGCTAGAGCAAATGCAGTAGCTGGAGTTGGATCTATTACTTTCTCTGGGCGCCACACAATTGAGTTTAAAATATTGAGTACAGAACTTTTACCGCAGTTTGGTAATGGGCTGAAAATTAGCAGTCTAGGTGATTTATCATATCTTCTATGTATGTGGGTATGTAGCGCCCAGAGACCTAGACCTACAATATGATGTGGTTTTGCGTCTATACATCTGGCAAAAGCACCGCATACTTGGTCAAGAATGTTAGTATCAGCGTGCAATTTGGTTGATGATAACGTGGGCATTAGCCTTCTCCTTGTCGAAAAAAGTGTACAAGTGTAACATTCATCTTTCTTCTCCTCAATTCATTCGTTTCTGCATGTATAATGAAGCTTCTTCCTTGGTTAAATCTTGCGCTACTATTCCAACCAAAGGTTTATTTTCTTCAGCTATATCTTTTGCAAGAACTTCAATTGCTTTTTCTCCCATATGCATATTGAAATGCAAGCCTTCTTCAATTTCTCCTTCTCTCATACCTGTAAATACAGGTGTACCATTATATCGTAGTACCTCGTAAATAAACCATTTGGACATTTTTCTCTCCTAGTTGATCTCGTCAGGTAGTGTATTACACTACTATTATCAGCTCATAATTATAGCGTAAGCTGATAATTTCGATCTCAGGAAACGACGCAACCATTTTGGTAGTTACTTAACCGCATGGCATTCTTCTAATACCAGGTTTGTGTCGCTTTTCGTCGAAATGACTGCGCCCGAGTTTTCTCTCGGGTGAAATTCCTGCTTACAACCTATAGTAGCACATTTTCGTTGCCAAAGCAAGTCTTTTTTATTATTGAATGAGATGATACGTTGAAACCCTTGCAGCACTGGGTGGCGCTGCAAGGGGATTATGGTTAGTTGGTCATACCCGGCTGTTCGCGCCGTTCCATATTGTAGTATGCCTTGAGAGAGCTATATGGAGACCTGTTAAGTTCCTTGATCAAATAACGATCCGAGGCGTCTTGACTTTCTAGCATCATGCGCTCGCCTCTGGCAGATTGCTCTTCTCTGATAAGCTCGATCTTTCTATGAAAACGTGATGCAATGCGCTCCCGAGCTTGAGCAATCTCGTCTATTCTATAGTTGATGTCGTTGACTTTATCGTAATTTTCTGTCTTGACCATATCTAACTCCTTCTGTATGGGCACTCGCCCTTACCTGCTACCCTAGCACTTTTTCCGAAAGAAAGCAAGCATTTTCTTTTTATCAAAATCACCATTCCTCATTCATTGGCTGAATAATGGCTGATGAAATCATTTCATTCAACATTTGAAGCTTCATGGGTCAGTGATAATCATGGTATTTTCCCCTTTTGTTCCCTTAAAGTTCTGCTTTTGTTCCCCTTGCTTTCTTTTCCGGGACGTGCTACGGTTTTCTTTCCGCGGAGGAAACCGCGGCGCAGCCTGAGACTTGGCGAAAAGCGAAACAAACCCGGCAAGATGACTCGCCGAGCGGTTAAGTAAGTGGTTAGGCAGTCTCTCCCCAAAGGGCAATAAGCACCAGGGAGAAAAACCGGCCATTTGCGTCGTTTCGGCGGACGGAAATATCCGCCTGAGATAACAACACAGAGCACAGCGCCCTGAGAAGGGTGCTGTGTTCGCTGGAGTTATTTCTAGCAAGGAAAAGTATGATGTCTAGTAAAAAACGCGCATTGATAAGGCATATGAAGGCAAATCCGTTAGATAGTGTGAGATCTGCACATAAAAATATGGACATTACTCCGAAGCGGATGACATATCGAATTGATCCGAATAAAGAATTGAAGGAACGGGACGAAAAACCGCTTGAAGAAGTAAAGATTAATCAGAATTACGATATTTGGAGAGTAGACGTAAAAATATTAAAAAGATCTGGTAAGAAAGTTATAAAATATGTGAAGAATAATCCGCCTGGAAAGCGGTATTATCCTCTATCTGAGTCTAAAATAGCGAAAGGTGATCAGATAGAAGGCAAAACGGTGACAGGAACTACGTTTGCTGATTACAACAACAAGCGTAAAAGTGAGGAGTAAGGGTTATGTCAGAGCGTAAATTGAAAGATAGGAGCATTTTCAGGAAACAGCCAAAAATGCCGCCACTACAGCGATTGTTTGTCAGCGCAGCAACTGGACATGCCAATCGCAGCAAAAAACTAAAAGTCTCAGTTGCACCTATGCAATTCACCAAACAGGAGAAGAAAAATGACGAAGATGTTTAACCAGGAAGTACATGACAACCTCATTGCTCTCGGATACACGTATCTATTCAGATACAAGAATAGATACGATGAGTATAACCATCCTATTAACGACGACTGGATTAGCATAGACAAAGTTGGGCGTGTAGATTTCCCAGATATATGCTCCTATATTGATACTCCAAAGCATAAAGCTAAAATCCAGAGGGATATGACACCTGCTATGGCATTAAGAATAGCAGTTAATATGAAGAAAATATTTGAACAAAAGAATTTGCCATACCAATTAGATATAGATGGTCATAAAATAAAATTAGGAATAATGACTCAACATTAGACCGAAACTGGTGCGCCATATAGGGCGTTCCAGTCCTAGCGTGAGGCGCTAGCTGACGAGGTCAGTAACAGGAGAAAGTACAATGGCACGGGTAATTGTTCAGGTTAAGCTTGCAGACATCAATGGAAACGAATACACGGAAGGTGAGTTGCTTCGTGAATTTACAGTAGTAACCAAAGGTCGCGGTGCAATAAATATACAGTCGATGGCATCAATTATACAAGGTACAATCGAAGCTTATGAGGACAAATTTAGGGTTGAAAATACCAAAACATATTCAGTAACAAATCGCCGAACTGGTTAACCAGGCCGAAACTGGCAGGTGCGATCTGCCAGTCCTAGCGTAAATCGCTAGCTGACGAGGTCAGTAACCAGGAGAACTAAAATGGCACAGATAGAAGATGAGCAATTACTCGCGATGTATTCGCGGGATTTTACCACTGATAAGTCCTATGGACAGCTCAGTGTTGTCTCCATACTCACAGAGAGTGTGGAGCAACTAACAGATCTCATACCAGAGATCGCTACGCTCCCAGTTGAGCGTAAGGCACAGATTGAAGAGCAGATTGTGCTCTTCACTCTTTCGCTCTACCACGAAGGTAGATTGCGCGGTGAAGCTGCGGAGCGTTCCACACAAGAGGCTGATTCTGATCGCCTCTCAAATTACGAGTGAGGTAGCAAATGACAACCATTACAATCGAACTAGAGATAGTTCAGGCCCAAGAACTTGCCGCAGTAGCACGTGGCAAAGCTAAGGGCATCGACTGGGTTCTGGAGAATAAACCTCCAATTCCCAAGAAGGCGTTAGAGCTTGATGAGCGAGCTAAGGTGCTCATACAAGCAGCCACTACCATTGAGACAGCGCTCCATGCAAGGGCGCTCTCCAATGTCGTTCCGTTGGGAGGTAAAAATGCCGGCTGATCCCTGGATCGTATGCCCAGTCTGCGATGGCGAAGGCAAGACTGTCAATCCGAACATTGATTCGAACGGATTGACCAGAGAAGACTTCGATGAAGACCCAGACTTCAGAGAAGATTATATGAGCGGCGTATATGATATTACGTGCGCTGCTTGCTCTGGGAAGCGTGTTGTGAAAGCAGCACGTATCGAGGAGCTTCAACAAAATGCTGAAGATCGACGCCTCGCCGCTCGTGAGAACGGTGATTATGAATCATACTGCGGTGCAGGCGACTGGAGGTATGGGTAATGGACAAGCAAATAGAAAATCGCGCCAAGTACCCATACATCTGCGCTTGGGGTATGCGACTTGGTTCTTTTCAATATTATATCGACGGAGAAATTAAAAGAGCCATCGAGGACGGCGCTCCTGAGCGTGCCATTTACAAGAGCGGTTCAGGAGAGTGGCGCACCATTGATGATTGTGCGAACCCCAATGCTAAAGAAGAATGTGAGGCGTGGGTAGCTAAAAAATACCCTGGCAAATAGATCGAAACTGGCAGTGCGATTGCCAGTCGCGTTGTAATGCAACGCCTGACGAGGTCAGTTACCCAAACCAGGACTACGAAAATGGCTATCCAAAATACAACATTATATGAGGATAACTATGGCTTCTACTGTGTAGAGGAGCCAGATGAAGAAGCCTTCTACGTCCACATCGTAAAGCAGAGTGTGGCGAAGAAGTGCTCGCGTTGCCAAAAGAAGGTGCGCTTGTTGAAGCATATCAAAATGTGCGCTTCGTGTTCTAATGCCATCGAGTTTGGCGCATCGGAGTCAATATAATGTCAAACGAAATTTTAGAAGCTGTGCCAGACACAGAAGCCAAGCCGCGTATGGTTAAGATACAGGTGTGGTGTTGGAAGACCTATACCAAAAAATACAAAGATGAAGTTGTTAGCTTCATGTCAGAAGAATACAGCGCTGATGCTTACAAGTCGGAAGGTGACATTATAAATCATCATCTTACAAACGGCCACTACCAATTGCATCGTATTGATTGCTTCTACACTTTAATACATGAAGGTGGTTCTACTGATATACTGCAATGGAGGTTCGAGCAGTCATGAAAGAAGGTAATCACATCATTACCATTGAAGAGCTATTTTTATTATCTGTCATGCTTCGACAGTTCCAAGAAAAAGTAGAAGCAATTGACAAAGACAAAACAATTTCATCTTTCGTTGCCTTGTTTCCATTGGAGCAAGACAAGTCAGAAGATCCACATGAAATTGCTAAAGTTTCTCTCCAGAATTTATTGGAGGGATTCGAGAAAACCGAGCGTCAAATTCGCGATACAAACTACCAGTTGTTCAAAGTTAGAACATTTCTGGAAGCCCTAAAGGATGGCGCCTCAGATTGGAAATAGATCGAAACTATGGGGCGCACCAAAAGCGTTCCATAGTCGCGGCGTTACTCGCCGCCTGACGAGATCAGAAAAAGGAGTAGGTAGCATGACGAAAGTAGATCCAAAATCTGCCTTTGAAGGGGACACCATTACTCCCATCGAAAAGCCCAAAACAAGGCAACAGAAAATTGTTGAGTATAGAGCAGCTCACGAAGCTGAGTATCGTAAGGCGTGCCACGAAGAGCAATGCACCTGCACACCAACGCGGGCGCAAATGCTCATTATGGAGAATTACAACCATCCACCGATCGACTAAGAAAATTTATTGAACTTAGTGGGGCTTCGGCCCCATTCTTTTAGGTCATTTAAGGCCACTAACCAGGAGAGTAAAAATGGAAATCCACGACAATCTTCACTATACTGATTCTACATACGGAAACCCAGAACGTAAATGGCAGATGCGTTCTGATCACATTCTCAAGCTGTTCGATCTACCACCGAATGGTCCAATTCCTCCTGATCATTTCGATTCTAGGGTTATTGGCAATGTGCAGGTTATGATCGTTCCGCGCGGTTATTTCAAAATCAAGCGTCGTGTGGTCGCGTATTGCCCCAAGTGCAAGAAAATTGTGTGCGCTGGTCATTTAATGCAGCACATGAAGGTCCACAAGAAGGACCAGGAGATTTAAGATGACTCAATTAGATTTTCATTCCGCCTGTATTTTGGTCCTCGGTCTTGGAGGCTTCGCCAATACCGTTGCCAATTATCTGCTATCAAAACGAGTCCGCTATTTGGAGCATAAACGCAAGGTTATGTTCTGGGAAAGGGAGTAAATGACCGAACAGGAAGAAGCATTTGATCTATGGAAATCCAGAGTAGACGTTTATCTGGAGCAGATGGTTAAAAAGCTAAGTGGAGATTTTCGTTACGATTTTTTGAAAGACTTCAACGATAAGGTTCCACCTAGCGTAACAGCAACCAGAGTTGTTAAAAGTCAATACAAAGGAGCTAGAAATGGCAGAGTACGAAGTCAAATCAAACGGGAAGAAGCTCCTCGATGAGTATCGAGGAGACCGCGTTTTTGGAGATTGTTATGTCATTCTTAAGGATGGAAAGGAATCGTATGAAGTCGTCCTTTCTACCATAGTTGACAGTTGCAATTGCCCAGGATTTACACATCACGGGCATTGTAAGCATATTGATATGACTTACGAGAAAGCATTTGTTTCTGAAGTAGATCAATAGACCGAAACTTGGTGCGCCACAAAGGCGTTCCAAGTCGTGCTGTTAGGCAGCACCTGACGAGGTCAGAAATGCCAAGGAGGTAGCACGTATGGGTGACCCAGAAGAGCATAAAGACGAAGAGTTGAGCGTAAAGGCTGATACTCCTGCTCCAAAGGAGGAAGGTCCGTCTGAACCAAAAGAACCAGAAGCGGATCCAATCCGTAAAGGTGAAGGCGATCAGCCTGAAGTAGCGTAAGCATAGGCCGCTCCCATTTGGGAGGATGGGAGCGGTTTCTTTAACCAGGAGAACAAAATGCCTAAAAGTGAAGCGTTAAAATATATATCAGTACCTCGTAACGAATATCAAATTCTTACAAGCGCCATGCGTATCTATGTGGCTCTTCTCACAGAGGAATACGGCAATCAGCCTTCTTCTGAGAGGAAAACCGCTATGGAAGATGCGATCTCTTTATTGACAAGGATGAAAAATGGCAAACTTTAAAGACCATCCTCCGTTAAAGCCGTGCCATTGCGGCTCTGGTCTGGAGCGCCACGCAGAAAAAGATGCTCGTGGTATCTTTCTTTGCTATGTCTGTGAGAAATGCAGAGATGAGAAGCTCTCTCATTATCGACCAGACGTTCTTACTGACCCAAACTATTGGCACGACGAGCCAATCGACGAGCCATAAAATGCAAACAATCCTCTTGTTTCTCATTCTTATGGCACTTTCGCCTAGATTGGCGCGAGCGTTCGGCAAGTTCATCGTCATGCTTGTGTTGTTTTTCATCGGCATACTGGTTTTAGCAGCATGGCCGCATGTAGGGCATCCGTAATGCATGGCTTCATTGTCTTTTTGCTCGTGATCATTATTCTAATGCTCATGTGCAAATGAGTTAAGGCGCGGTAACAGCGCCAGCCGCCAAAGACTAGCCATCCACAGCCCCCCGTTCGGATGGCATTTTTATCAATTTAGCGAACCCTCTGGTCATTTAGAATCGCCCCCCGGTTCCTATGGGCCAGAGGTAGACTTGCCGCTCCACTCCCCACAAGAGTGGAGCGGCCCTTTTAGGCAATTTAGCCACAAACTAGGATTTAAAATGTCATGTACCTTATGGATCACATCGTAGAAACAGTTCATCAAGCGAAGAAACGAAAGTTGATGCAACATCCTGTTGTCAGAATCTTTCCAGAATTGGAAGAGAAACTGAAAGGATGCCCGCGTTTCTTGTTTGACGAGAACGCAATCAGAACGGCTGTGGAACTTACTCTGGGGCGCCCCAAGGTGCTTAGGGAAGCCATGGCACATCTTACCATTCCATACACTAAGTTGTGGGTAGAATGGCCAGAAAGCGGCAGAGAAAAATTGAGACAGACGTTCTCAATCGACTCTTACGAGTATCCTGAGCGCCCATTACCAACTCGTTTGGGCTTTCTGCTAGAGACAGATGAGTCTGGTAGAAAAGGTCAGGTTACTTGGGTTTGGAGTAATCATTTTATCAAGAAAGGTGAGCCTCCGAATGTTGGTCCAATATCTGCGTTCTTTGATTTGGATTTTAACTATAGCAAGTTGGTAAGCCCGAGCTTTGTGAAAAGTTTTTTGGATGCTAACCTAGCGCATATCTGGAAGGACAACAAAATCCAACTGGAGGCGCTCCTTAGTATTTGGGATACATCTTATCATCAACCGTCCGAATGGGGACAGAAGTTTCTGAAAATTCCTGTTCCAGGATCGCCGTATGGTAACGATGATCAACGTGTAGCCAATTTCTATGCGGACGTTTATGGCGAATACATTATGGTTTGGTCTTGCTTGTTACTGTTGACATCTTCCAAGAAGATTGTAAATTTGGAAGAAGTTGATATGTCTCCGCTCAATAAAATACGCAGGCGGATGGATAAGCCTCAAAAACTAGATCATACCATTGTTAGCATGTATATAAATGAAGAAACTCGTATGCACCAACAAGGTATGCCTCTTGGGTATACCAGAAAGAGTCCACGTATCCATATGGTTGGGTCATATCTTAACAGACGTGGCGATAAACATTGGATAGTTCAGCCTTTCTGGCGAGGCGAAGGCGAAGTTATCAGCAGACACGTAAAAGTGAAAGGATAGCACATGCCATCACATTACTATTCACTTCTCGGAATAGTAAGAGCTACTCCAATAAAGCACGGATGGAACGTCGAAGTATCCTACAAGGATGAAGATGTCCATTCCGGTCCTTACAAGACTACCACTAAATGGCATCCTGTAAAGGAAGTCACTACTGTTGACGAGTTAAATGATCTTGTTCTAAAACTATGCAGTGAGGAGACTAAACGTGAAACGTAGCCTAATCATAATGGCGCTGCTCATATCAGGTAGCGCCCAAGCAGAGATGTGTGACTTTGAGCACAAATGTTACCCAGATCAGCCTTATTACGATCTGCAAGGAAAAAGAATTCCACCACCAGCACCGCAATATCCACAGCCTAAGCCATTACCAACACCATCTGCACAAGTTACCATTAATTCAAACATTTGCAAGTTGGCGAAGATCAGAGTTTCCCCTGAGGCGCCACAAACGATAATTGAAATCTGTACCATGTCAGATGACGAAGAAAGAATGTATCGTCAGCGGCAGAGAGATCATCAAATCTCAATTCCACAGATGTATATGAAGAACTATCTCGTACCACCGGAAGGGAACTACTAATGGGTAAGTTTGAACCGTCTATTGATGAAACGGAAAGGCTTACGTTCTTTCCAGACGGAACCGCTATGGTTATACGTTACTCAGTGTTAACTGGCAAATTCAACAAATGTACGTTGAATCTTACCCAACAGCAATACGACGATTGGAAAATTAGGCGTCGTCTAATCCAAGATGTCATGCCTCATTTGGATAAAGATGAACGCGAGTTTCTTATGACAGGCTATACGCCAGAAGATTGGGCTAAAATGTTCCCTCCAGAGAAAGGGGATGAAGATGCCATCTGAGCATAAGCTACCAAAAAAGTCTAAGATGGAGTTCCCGAAAGCGCCAGCTACTGGCAGTTATATGTATATCATTAAACCTACTGATACTACATATGCTGAAGGTAAGGTGCTCACAACATTACCAACACTCGATATGTTGGTTTTTGGTGTCGAAGGTCATATAGAGATCGTACCACGCTTTCATAAATTTGGCGGCCGTACTTGTGTGGCTTTTTGTAATGAAGAAGGCAAAATGCAAGGCAAACTCCCAAATCATCTAGCCCAGATTTTATGGGAAGAGAATGTGGGGCGCATCATAAACGAGGATCAACTCGTTGGTAACATAGTAATCATCGTTGCTGATCCCAGCTTTCTAGCGAGGATGTGATGAAGACTCTCTCAGTTGTAGCACTAACCATAGGTATGATAAATGCAGCGGACGCTCACTGTTATTCTCGCTGGTACTATCCGTATCCTCAGAAATGTGGAGGAGTTTATTCTCGTCAAAGTAACAGACCTCCAATTGTACGTAGCGTTAATTTCAATCCTCCTCTTCCTCCTGATCCTAGCGATATTCCACTCCCGGATCTAAGTGCGAATTGGGGAGGCACACTTGACACGCAATTGGAACTCCAGTTGCGCCTCAGAGCATTAGGCTACCAAACTGATCGTTAGGCACTTTGCCAAGGAGACTATTATGAAAAAAGAGAACCTGAAAATTCTCAAGGATGCTATCCAAGTCCTTACTGATCAAAATCACAAGTTCGACACTCTTGTTGCTGATACCATAGGTATCATTGACAAGGAGCTAGAGAACATTGGAAATCTAGCGGACAATCTTCAATCTGAATTCGACGATATGTCTGAGAAGCAGCAGGAGAGTGATAAGGGTTCTGAACTTGAGGAAGCTATCAGCAAGGTAGATGAAATCAAGACGGAACTTGAAGAGCTTAAGGATGAACTCGACGATGCACCATTCGACGATCTCATTACTAAGCTAGAGGAATTGGATCCAGGGTCCAAGTAAAAAATTTTGGGCGCTGCTTTCTGTGGCGCCCAATCTCTCAGGAGTGTACAATGGCTAATAGAGAGATATCAGTCGATAGTAAATCTTGGGATCTTGCAGAATATTTTTTGGAAGAAGAACCTATTAAAGATGAAGATAGAAAAAGAGTCACAGATATGTTAGCTCAAGAAATACAACAATGCGTTGAAGACTTTATCTATTTAACTATGCCACATCTAGGAGTGTTGAAAGATGCCGACAGGTCCAGGTAAATATGACGCAGAAGCCTCATTCGTGCAGGCACGCACTCAAGCACAAGGCGTATTATTGATAATATTAGAAGGAACTAAAGGTAATGGTTTTTCAATAGCTACTTTCGATATTCAAGCAACTCTTGAAATTACATTATCTTTGCCAAAATTACTTAGAGAAATGGCAAATCAAATAGATGCTGATATAAAGGAACAAGGTCTTGGCCAAACCTAGTAATCAAGAAGTACAATTCAGATTATTGCAAATGCCATGTTGCGGCATATTGATCTGCTGGGTCAACCCGAGGCGTCCAATGCGCTGTCCTGAGTGCGGAGAGCGCGTTTTTCATGCTTTCCCTAAAGCTAGATGGGAAGAGCAATATTCAAAAGCTTGGTTGCGCGTCGAAGATTATGACAAAGCAACCTGGGTGAATTTGCCTGACGTACCAGCCTGAGGGGGCGACCCCCGCCCAGCACACCAGGAACTGGCGTCTATTGGAAGCAGCTAGACGAAAGTCAAGGCAAGGGTGGGAGGGTGAGTCCGCAAAGTCACTCTCCCACTTTCCTCTAAATAGGAACGGATATGAAAAGGTCTAAGCAGTCAAAAGAAGAGCATGAAAAAACCTGCTTTCGTTGCAGACTTCATGCATTAGTTGAAGAATTGTATCCCAACGGAGTAACTGACGAATCTGAGGGGCGCTTCATTTTAGTCGCACTAGCTGAAGCAGCAGGTCAGATGTTAGCTGATTATGATGTGCAAGAATTCATGCTATTTATGACAGCTGTATCGAAATTTCACAACGATAAATGTGAAGAAGACGCGTCTGAAACTAAACACTAACCAGGAGAGGTAGCACTCATGGAATTTTCAGAAGAGAAAATCGAAAACGCCCTTCAACTAAAACGCATACCAGAACGTATGCACCCTGGTATAATTAAATGGATTCTAGTAGGACAAATGCCAGGACATTTTTTAAGCGCAGTCATTAAAAATGATTTGCGAGAATGTATTGAGAAAGCAGATGATGAAAATATACTATTGCTTTCGGCATATATTCAATTCTTTTATAATCATTCTCCAACAGGTTGTTGGGGATCGAAAGAGAAAGTCTTGCAATGGGAGCAAGCTGGAGGTCTGAGAAAAGTAAAGTCAGTACCTCTAAGATTAGTTGACGGAGACATATTTGACGACGGAGAATAAAATGAAATCTTCTCCGTACAATGCAAAACTTCATTCCTTTTTATTGAAGAAGGGATATAAATATACTGAGAATATACGTTATGATAGATACGATCACGCTGGGGATGGCGTAACAGTATTCTACTATATCAATAGTTATATAATGATATTGGACCGCAATGGGGAACCCGCGTCTAAACATGTGACTCGTGAAATCGAGAAAGCTCTTTAGGAGAACCAGATGCCGCGTATGACAATAAACATCAATCAGCCGAATGTTGAAGTTCTCGAATATTCGGCCGAAGTGATTAACAAATGGATAGAGAGAGAAAATTTCCAAGACGAGATACAGACTAAGTTTGAACATGCTATGGACGAAGCGCAAGCAGACATAGCGAATGGTAGCACGGACGTTCAATATGTCATAATAAAAATCACAAAATAGGGGCGCTCCATGTACGGTATCATAACATTCGTGGGAGACTTTCCGGTGGAAGGTCAACCGGAATGGACAACAGAATATCTCTCAATAGTAGAAGCAATTGGTGCTGCCTCAAAGCAGCACCAAGAGCTAAAAGATTCGGAAAATGATCAACACTATACCGTAGTTTTGGACTTAGATCCTAACGTAGATGATGACGTAAAATGGATCATCTATCAAGACAAGGAAACGGTAGGTGAAGAAGCGCAAATGCTAGCTGACAAGTTAGCATACGGAGAGGTGCCATGAAAGAAGACTATGAATACTATCCACACCAGATCGACGAAGATCACTGGGTAGTATTCAAAGTCAATACATATCATTATAAGGAACCTGAGAAAGTGTATGTAATAAAACGTTGGGGAGGCGAGATGCACTGTGATTGCCCAGCAGGAGGGCGCTGCAAGCATTTAAGTATGATACAACCAAAGAAAGAACTATTCTGATGCGCAAGTGTGGTGAATGTACTTTATGTTGTAAGCTAGTTCCAGTTAAGGAGATTGATAAGCCTGCTAATACACGTTGTAAGCATCAACGTCAAATTAAGGGCTGTCTAGTTTATCATACTAAACAAATGCCATTTTCTTGTCATGTTTGGAATTGTCGTTGGCTAGTTAATAATGACACAGCCAATATGGCGCGCCCAGATAGGTCGCATTTCGTCATCGACGTTATGCCTGACTTTGTTATTGCTTTGGAAGGCGATAAGAAAATCCAAATTCAAGTTGTGCAGATTTGGTGCGACGCTAATTATCGTGATGCTTGGAAGACTCCTAGTATGCACGATTATATGATGCGTCGTGGTTCAGAAGGCATTGCATCTATGATTCGTTATAGTTCGGATGATGCCATAATTGTTTTTCCGCCTAATATGACACTTGAAAAGCAGTGGATTATTAGGTCAGGAAATATGAAAGAAAAAGAGGAGCTTTATAAAATTCTGGAGGAGTAAACTATGGATGTTAGCGAGCGTGAGAAACGTATTTGGGATATTGCAGAGAAATTGAATCTTTATATCATTGATTTAGATGAGTGGCCAAATCCTGTATCAGAAGGATATTGCGCCTCATTCAGTTCATTAGACGTAACAGGAAATGGAGCAACTCCAGAATTAGCTCTTGAAGATTTAATTGTTAAATTGGAACAAAGGGATTAGTGGTGTAACCCCTCGCCACTAATAAAACTCTCACAGGGGTCTTGGAGTACACAATGGAAAGCACTGAGCTTACTTGGCACTTGCCGAGGGTACTTCCCGAGGTGAGTAATCCACGGAGTTTTCTGGATCATGTTCACTCGATCTTGAAGAAACTGTGGTCAAACGACGAATTTTATCAGTACATCGATGGTGTGACTAACAAGCTGTCGGTTACTGGTAACTTTCTTGTTGATCGAGGGTTTGCTGCAAGGCAGATTCAAGATGTAGCCAAGGAGGATGGCATTGCTGATGTTGCGACATGCAAATTGTCGAAGATCATGCGTGCCATCGAGACCATCCTGCGCCGCCCTGAGTATGCCATGGGCAGAAAGGAGCGCCTCGTTAACCTCAAGTTGTTGGAGGCGCAGCAGGCGACGCAAGAAGCTCAAGTTGCTGCTGAGTAAGGCGTAGCGTAAACGGGGGCCAGGGTAAAACCTGGCCCCCACCCAACTAGGAGAATAAAAATGGATGTCACTGTTGTGGAAAAGAACACAAACGTGAAGATTTATGATGCACTTATATTTATTCAGGCTTATGAGACAGATAAAAATGAACTGCCTACAATAAATCAAATCGCTAAAGCTGTAGGTTGTTCCAAAAGCACAGCATCAGAAGCATTACATGAAAATAAAAGTTTGCAAGCTGGATTGCTAGGTCCAGTCAAATTAAGCAAAGCACAAGAATATCATATCAATGCGATAATAGCTAGAAGAAAAAGGGAATTTGAAACAGAATTTAATGAGCGTGTCAGACTAGCTATGTTGGAGCATAACGAAAGTTATAGGGCTGGATTAGAAAAGCTCAAAATAGAGGCGCAAAAGAAATTTGATCTGTACGAAAAATTGGTTAACAAGCATAAGCCATTATTTACGGAGGCAGAATTTACGATGATTATCACGTGTTTACATCCAGATAATGTAGCATCAAAAGAGAAGCGTGACGAAGCATTTAAGCTCGTCAATCTTAACAAACTCGCACTAATGGGAAAGGGAAAGTGAAATGGAAACAACCAGATTTTATACAACTGCTGACGGAGTAAAATTTCCGCTATATGAAGCAATGTATGACTATCACTTTACTGTCCATAAAGTTGATTGTGTAAAAGCCAAAATCGCAGACCCTGAGGGTTGTTTATTGGCTTTAGGTATCAAACATGATAAGAAAGTTTTGGCAGCATATATTGGCAGTGGCAGAGATGCTTATATTATCTTCAAGGCCAGACCTGGTGCTCCACATTCTTTTCAACATGTGGCACATGCTGTGCATTTTATGATACCAACTACTTCTGGTAGAGTACGTGACTATTTCGATGCCCATGAAGGTAAAGAAATTTTAGCATTGAAACTAACTCCACCTACTGCTACTCAAACAAAAGACGCAAAAGCAACTTATGATAAAGTTCGTGCTGAAAGAATTAAAAATGGAGAAATTGTACCTGTTCCAAGAAGACAACCTAGAAGTACAAGAATTACCAGATTAGGTGTTCCGCATCGGCCAAAGGCAATAATTTCAAGAGAAGGAGTAACTGTTCCTGAAAGAGCAGATACTCTAAGAGACAGTGACATTGTAGACAATGTTATGAATAACTAACCAAATAAATCCTTATCAGTTTGAGAGATAGATGTTTTCTGTCTCTCAAGTTCTTCTTTCATTTTGATGTAGTCTTCTTCCCACATGACTTCACCTATCCACGGCGGCTTAAATCCATTTTCCTTTGCTGCCCAAATAAGACCTCCAAGACTTTTAGTCCCATTTCTAGGAAATTCTGGGCGATGCGATTTCCACTGTCGCATGAAGTAGCCCTGTCCGCGACCCAATACACCGTATCTGGCGCCGCCAGAAACTGCTTCAAGAAATAGCTCTGTGGCTTCATCTATCGTTAGATTATTTGCCTCGTTTTCATCATGTATTGCACCTATTAATGGTAACATTACATGAAGTGTATACCATTCGTTTGTATCTGCCAACCCTTCGTCTCTAATGAACTCTATACATGCCAACGCTTTCTTATACGCTGTCCACTTAGAATCTTTGCGAGGTATAAATGGTTGTCTCTGCGACTGTGCGCGAGTTGGCGTTATATGTGGCACTATTGATCTCAATACATCAATGCTATATTTACAACAATAATTTTTGGCTATGTATGCTAACGCTACTTGCTGGCCTTTGGTTTGCTTCTCTAGTTTTGGATAATTTACCGTTCCTGGAAGACGCATCACTCGGTCTACGTTGGACATATTATCAACTTTAACTGGAAGGTGCGCTACCTTGGAGCGCAAGAACGTCTCGAAATCATGCCCAAGATTAGTAACGAATGAGCGCATCTTAATGGCCCATTGGTTTTCTTCTTTCTTCTTCTCAGTATCTGCTGGAAGATGTAATCTGATTCCTTCCCTTCTATCAAGTAGATAGATAAGATGGAAACCACCGCCTGTGTTAATGACTAGCGATGGTTTTAATCCAAGTTCTTTATCTATAAAATCCAAAACTTTTTCTTGATCTCTTTCAAAAGATGTAAAATCTATATCAAACGCTAAGGCTCTAATGCCTATGATATCATCTATGTTATTTTTGCCACCTTTGCCTTGTCTGTCATAAATATGACAAGGTATGTTGACACTATAATATACATTGGATTTGCGAGCTTGGCGCTTCTTGATGTCTGCTATGAGCAAGTCTCTTTGTTGCGCCTCAAAAGTGCGTCCAGCTTCCCAAACGGGTCCGTTATCAGGCCCTCCGAATGGTGCTTCAGAAGCAATCGTGTGGCGCCCATTAGGTTCTAGGATGTCAAGAAACTGAAGAGCTTGTTCTATTTTGAGTTCCATTTTATTCTCCTTTCTTTACGGATTTGATTTGTATTGATCTTAGGTTCTTGGCTGTTTTAATTGTCTTAGATTGTTGATCGCTAAATTCTTTATATGATTCAGTAAGTTCCGAAAATTGATGCTTTAACATGATGTAAATTGCATCATATAAACGAATAGTCTCATCGTAATTTTCCTTAGCTTTCTCCCATCTATTTTTAGCGCGTTCGTATTCATCCGTAAACAGATCTGGCATAATTTCTATTTCTCCCTATTACTTGCGTAAGCATAGCATAAACCGGAAAAGAAAGCAACACACGAAAATGTTACCTGCTAAATCATCCAAACCCAAGAGGAACGTATAAATGGCGAGCTTCACTTACAAATCCTACAATTTTGTGGATAAAGATCCTATAATTGATGAAATCCGAACTGTCTATCAAGACAGCGGAGTCAATTATAAATGGATAGAAGATAACAGTGGCGTAGGCGCAAAGACGCTATCGAATTGGTTTAGCGGCAAGACTAAAAAGCCACAAGCTGCAACTATCAATGCTGTACTTAGATCATTAGGTTACAAGCTAGGCATTGTTGAATATGGTAAACAAGTTAAAGTATTTCCAATAATGGAACAACCTAAGCCAGTTAAAACATCTGTACGCCATGTCGTGCAGATGAGCAAATACAAAAAGAGACACAAGTGAATCCCACGGAGGATACAACCCCAGCAGCGGTCGCGTGACAACCGGCTAGTGATGGACCCTTAGTAAATGGCCTGCAAGCAAGGCTATATTGAACGGGAGTTTTGGCACTACAAGACATGATTCAGGTCCTCTCGTGGGGTTAGACATTGCCTGTGAAATCATGTAACGTCGCGTATTGAGGCTGTCGCCGGAATGGGCCGGTGGCAGCCTCTCTTATTACTCAAACAGGAGAAGAAAGATGAAGTACAAAGTAGAGTTTTCAGGTAACGCAGAAATCATGTTTGCTATGATGGCAAAGCTTTTGCCAGACGAACTTAATGTTCATGTCGAAGAACTGCCTGAACCCAAAGAAGAACATTTCTCTAAAGTGGCGCAACTCGTATCTAATAACCAAAAACTAATGGCTCCTCCAAAGATAAAGCCAAAACGTATGGAGCATTATAAACATCCAAGCGGCAAGACTGTTCAAGATTTTGTCATTGAGTTTCTTAAGACCCGCCCATCAGCAACATGGGCAGAAATGAGCAAATATACTGTAGAGATTGGTTATAATAAAAGCTCAATCAATAATGCAGTAACTAGATTGATGTACAAAAAGGTTCTTGAGAAGGTGGCACCTGGAGTATATAGACTCACAAAGAAATCACACGATAAACAAGTATAAATTTTTCGTTTGCTTTCGTGCCGAAAATGTGCTATGCTTAACAGTAGAGGATGAATTTGATGTTGCTAGACTGGATATACAAAAAAGATGTCTCAGGTAATACAAGAATATGGCAAGCAGAGGTTGGGGAAGGAGAATGGGAAGGTTGCTGGAGATCGCATTACGGTACTTTGGGTGGTCAAATAATAACAACAGAATGGACCCAAGTAGAGTTGAAATCACAATCATCTATAATGGAGCAAGCTATATTTTATGCCAATGCGGAAATGAAAAAGAAATTGAAAATAGATTATAAGCTCAATATAGCAGATATAAATGAAGCTCGTCAAAGTTTTATTAAGCCGATGCTTGCCCAAAAATATGTAGGCTGGCAGCGCCCTTGTTTTGCTCAACCTAAGTTAGATGGTGTGCGCTGTTTGGCGAACGTAGATGGACTATGGACGCGCACCAATAAACAAATCATTTCTACGCCTCATATCGAAGCAGAATTGAAGGCGTTCTTTGAAGAACATCCGCACATTATTTTGGACGGAGAATTGTATAATCACGATCTAAGTGATAATTTCAATAAGATAATTTCTTTGGCTAGGAAAACTAAGCCAGAATTTGCTGACCTAGAAGAATCAGCAGAACTTATCGAATATTGGATTTACGATATGTTTGATTTAGATAATCCAGAAACTATATATGAAGAAAGATGGGATTATATACATGATAATTTATTCAATATAGATCATAATATAAATATGACAAAGGCAGTTCCAACCAAATTTGTTACAACCGAAGATGAATTGGATATATACAATCAAGAACTCTTATTGGCAGGATATGAAGGGCAAATGGTACGCCACAATGTCGCGTATCAACAGAAGCGCACAGATAAACTTCTCAAGCGCAAAGAGTTCGTTGACGAAGAATATGAGCTTAAGTCGATTGAGGAAGGAGCAGGACAGTGGAGCGGCTATGCCAAAATAGCTGTTTGCCAACTACCTGATGGCAGAGAGTTTAGAGCAGGCATTTCTGGAACACAAGAGTTCACATTACAGCTTTTGGAGGAAAGAGAGCAATATCATTCTGTTACGATTAAGTATCAAGCGTTAACACCGGATGGAATTCCTCGTTTCCCAATCGCTATAAAATTTTGGGAAGAAATGTTCGATAGACTAGACGAAGTGATCAAACCAAAACGCGATCTTTTCGCATAGGAGCGCCAAATGAACGAAGTGCAAACAACACCCCAACGTAGTCTAGCACTAGATGATGAACTCTTGTCACTTGGCGGCATGGGTACTGAGAACGTAAAATCCAAAGACGTTCTTATTCCACGCCTAGTTATTCTTCAAGCTCTGTCTCCTCAATTGAATAAGAAAAAAGCAGAATATATTGAGGGTGCAGAGATTGGTGATTTCTGCAATGTGGCAACAGGTGACATCTATAAGGAATCAGTTGTTGTTGTTCCTTGCCATTTTGCGACAGACTATATTGAGTGGACAAAGAACCGTGGTGGTCTAGCGCAGAACTACGGAGATGACGCAACTATCCTGAAGCAGACTGTTAAGAATGACAAGAACGAAAACATCTTGCCAAATGGAAATAGCGTCCAAGAGACGGCACAGTGGTATTGCCTTCTGCAAGATGGCGCTTCTTGGTCAAGAATTTTCTTTCCGCTAAAATCAACTAACCTAAAGCACTCACGTAAATGGCTTACGTTGTGTAGAGCTGAAGTAGTGCAACTTCCGAATAACGAGCTTTGGAAGCCACCTCTTTTTTGGCGTTCTTGGAAATTGGATATTGTCAGCGATGGCAATGACCAAGGCGACTGGTACACTTTTAGACCAGTTAAGGGTGAACTCATCATGGATGTCGATCCAAGTAAGCAACTAATTAGACTATGCAAATCATTCCACGAAGATATTCGTACCAATGTTGTTCGTCCTGATATTGAAACAACTCAGGATGAAAGTCAAGGCCCCATAATTGAAGGGAGGGTTAATCGGAAAACAGATCCAAATGATAAGGATATACCATTCTAAGGAGAAGACATGAGCTTTATTGAAAACGATCCGCATGATCCACATGGCGCAACTCGTGCTATTGAAGAGAAATTGCGTGAAGATGTTAGGCCAAGGTTGTTGAGGCCAGTAATGCCTCGACAACCGGAACCTGAACCGGAACCTGTTGTGGAACAAACTCCATTGCCAGAACCAGTTAAAATAGATCATACATTAATTCCTATCGACGCACTTGAAGAAGTGAGTCGGGCTCTTATGTATGGAAGAGAAAAGCATGGCGCTTGGGGTTGGGTTGAAAATCCAAAGACCTATACTGAGCTGTTAGCTAAAACGCAGCGCCACATCTTCGAGTTTCAACGCGGAGTAACGGTTGATCCTACTACGCAGTTGTCACATATAGCTTGCGCTATTTGTGACCTCATGTTCCTACAGTCCAATATCTTAAAGGGACGTGGAACAGACGACAGATTGAAGAGTTAATAGCTTGGCGCGATCCAGCACAGAGCTTGGGTACAATGGCTTTTCCATCGAAGCTAATATCTGATGGTGCATGTGATGGCATCCCTGATGACGCGCCAATTTAGACCCTGGGCAAAGGGAAGGTTCAAGTGGTCCGGTAGAAGTCCGGTGAAAGGCCCTGCATCGAGCCCCGCCACATTTATTGAAAAGGAAGAAGTTGTGGACGCTAGAGAATTTGATTGTATAGATTGCAATTCCCATGTTTATACTTGGTCAGATGACACAAGAGAACGCTGTGCCGTTTGCACATGGATTCATAATTTGCCAGATTTAACACAGGCAGAAATTGACGAAATACGTGTATTGACTGCCACTCCTATACTTCAAAAATATAGGGATGATAGTTTCCCAGAAAGAAATTGTGACTACTGCGGGAACCTATACAAAGGTCCAGCAGTTTATTGCAGTCATGTATGTGCTCTGAAGGACGCATAAGATGAATGAAGATGTCCGTGATATGTTTGGTTTTGTAGCGCCATCGCAAGAGCAATTGACGTCCATATCGAAATGGGCGAGCAAGGCTTTAGAGCTACAAGCTGAGATTGAGCAAGTTGAGGCGCACCTAAAAGAATTGAATAGAGAATTAGCTCAAATCGAAGAAGTCGATTTACCCAGAGCTATGATGTCTGCTGGCTCCGAAGAATTTACTATGACCGGAGGCGGTAAGATTTCAATAGACGATGTTATCCAGGGCAGTCTCGCTAAAGGTGAAGAAAAGCGGGAATATGCGATCCAGTGGGTGGCAGAAAATGACGGCCAAGAAATTATAAAAAGGCATTTCGAGATAGACTACACCAGAGGTCAACATAGCTACGCTATGGCTTTGCGTAAACTGCTAGAAGAAAATCAAGTACACTTCGACGAATTTGAGAGTATTCATACAAGTACCTTCAAAGCATTCTTACGTGAGAAGTTGCGTAAGAATATCATGCCTCCGTTTGATAAGATGGGCTTTAGGTTCTTCAAAAAAGCCATCATTAAGCCGAAGTAAGAACATGACAGAGATTCAAATCATAGGCGCTGGTATGGCAGGATTATTGGCTGCCAATATCTTGAGGCGCCACAGAGTAACGGTCTTTGAAAAGCAGGCAGAACTGCCAAATAATCATCACGCAGTCTTGCGATTTAAAAACCCAGAAATAGGCAATCTTTTGGGTATTCCTTTTAAAAAAGTTAATATGATTAAAACTTACATGCCATCTATGAATGTAGTAGCTGACAGTCTTACATATTCAAAGAAAGTAACTGGTAAGTATCTATCAAATAGATCCATTATAGAAGGTACTGTTCAAGCAGAACGGTATATTGCGCCAACAAATCTAATTGAACAAATGGCACAGAACGTGCTAGTTAGTTATGGCACAGATTTCAAACCATTGCAAAATAAAGCGAATATTCCAATCAAAGTTATTTCAACTATACCTATGCCAACATTAATGGCACTGCTAGAATACGAACATGAGATTGATTTCGAGAGCAGACCTGGAATAGTATTCACAGGTAGAGTGTTGAACTGTGATGCTTATGTTTCTGTTTTATTTCCAGGTGGAGAACCTTATAGTCGCGCCACTATAACAGGCGACCAGCTAATGATAGAGTTTCCAAATACGACAGAACTTCCTGAAACTATTGATATAGCTCGCGCCTATTGGGCATTAGGTCTTTCAGATTCAGTTGTTTTAGACGCTGATTTTAAAAAACAAGGCTACTTCAAAATCAGCGAGATAGATGAAGCTGAACGCAAGGCGTTTATGCGTTGGGCAACTGTCACGCACGGTATCTATTCTCTGGGGCGCTACGCGACTTGGCGACCAAAACTGTTATTGGACGATCTAGTCCACGATATTCGCAAGATAGAAGGATGGATCTGTAAATGAAAAAGCCACCGCCTTTAGGTGATCAAGCAATACAACCAGAATACAAAGAGAAGATGATAGCTCTAGCGCAAGCTGTCGATGAACTCTTTAATGGAGAAGCCAAAGGCAAAGACAAAAAAGTTGGCTTTGTATTGCTCGTATTTCCATTTGGAAACGAAGATGGGCGCTGCAATTATATCAGCAACGGTGCTGATAGAAAAGACATTGTTGTTATGATGAAAGAGCAGATTAAACGATTTGAAGGCCAAAAAGAAGAAGTTGGGAGAGCATAATGAAAGTCACACTAATCGACGGAACAGGTTTTGGATCTCCAAATCCAAGTCGTTATGCTGCAAATATGATCGCATATACTCGATCAACAAGACTCAATATGTCTCCAGGATTACTTGCTGAAATACAAGCCAAAGAGGATTATGAAGTCCTTAAAGAACTAGAATTGGCAGCAGGTACTATTCCATCTAGTTGGGAGTTCGTGCAATTTACATTCGTCATAGAGAAGGTGACGCGAGCATTCACCCATCAATTGGTGCGTACCAGACACGCCTCATATGCCCAACAAGCTATGCGTATTGTTGAGATGAAAGATTTTGAGTACGCAACAGGTCCAACATTAACTGGACATTATAAAGGCATGTATGAAGATACTATGAAGAAAATAGCAGAGACATATGAATTTCTTGTTGATACAGAAGGAGTAGCTGCTGAAGACGCTCGTGGATTATTGCCAACAAATATTCTCACCAATATCTGTATGCACATCAACATGCGTAATTTTGTTAATTTGACAAGAAAGCGTGTCAGCAAACGAGTGCAAGATGAGTACAGGAATGTGCTTGATGCCTCAATAATGGAGGTCGAGAAAGTATATCCGTGGTTCTATCTTTTTTATAAGAACGACGGTTTCAAAGCCAGAGTAGATCTGCAAAATATGATCTATGACAACAAGAAACTATCTTCTGAAGAAAAGGTTGACATGGTTAAGAAATTGGATATAATAGGAGGGCAAGAACTATAATGGAACTCAAACTTAGCTGGGCAGAAGAAATAGCCCTAGATGTCTCAATGTGTTATCAACAAGGTAAAACTGCGCGACAGAGAGGTGAGAGTAGATTTACCAATCCCTATACCAAAGTAAAGTTCACTTACGAGCAAGCTTGGGATACAGGTTGGACTGACGAGGACGGCCTTATAAACCAATGATTGTAGTAGTTGATCTCGATCATACTGTGTCTGACGCGTTTTGGCGCGACAGTATGATTGGCATCAATCCTTGGGATGAATATTACGAAAATGCTAAGTATGATAAGCCATTTAAGAATGTAGCCAATTTAATTAATTCTCTTTCTGCTATGAATTATGAGATTATAGCATTTACTGGAAGGCCGGAAAAATTCAGAACACTAACTGTTAGTTGGTTAGTGCGGAATAGAATTGACATAGACACTATCTTGATGCGCCCAGACGAGGATTATACCAAAAACAGCGAATTGAAACTTAGAATGATCAAAGATCATTTTAAGGGTATTTATCATCAAATTCATTTTATTATAGATGATAACGAAGAATCAGTATTAGAGTTTTACAAATTGGGAATACCTACTCTGCAAATCAGAAATGTAAGACCAAAGGATCTGTTTGCATGACAACAGAAACAGAACGCGCCATAATGTTAGCTGAGACATTAATAGGAATTATGAAAGAGCGCGAAAAGAAATATGGTAGCAATGAAAGTAAAACAGCCCAGATATTGATGATATTATTTCCAGATGGATTCAAAATTGAACATGAGGAGGCAGCGGCAAAATTCAAACTCTTAATCTATGTCATAGATAAACTTAGTAGATATTCAAAAGAAGGAGACGTAGATTCATTATTAGATTTAGCTGGTTATGCGTTAAGACTAGCAGCGTTTGATCCACGGGAGTAGTAGCCATGCCTGTAGCTGATAAGACACTAGCATACGTCAAATCTCTTCCGAATATGGAAGATGTGGAACTCATCGATCAATTTTTTAAAAAGAAAGGCCCAATTTCTAGGGCTGAAGTAGCTCTTCAAGTTGAAAGAAAAGCTAGCATCCAAAGCAAAAAACATTTAATTTGGATGCGTGATGCATTATTGGCAGCGTTTCCTTTACAACCGCCTCGATCCATACAACTACATGAACGAAATCAAGCACCAATATACAAAGCATTTGATACAAATAAATGATAGCTACAGTCTTTGACACAGAAACAACGGGGTTAATCATTAACCCCGCTCGTAAATTGGATACGCAGCCAGAAATTATATCGCTGGCTATGCAATCATTAATTGTGCCTAGTGGTGAATTACAAGTATCATATTATAAAGTCTTCAAACCAAAGAAGCCTATCCCTGAAGAGATTACGAAAATAACTGGATTCACTAATGACTCCGTCTCTGAGGCGCCACCAATTAAAGATCACTTGGATGATATAATTGTTTTCTTAGAAACATCAGAATTAATTATTGGCCAAAACCTCGGCTTCGATATGAGTATGATAGAATTAGAATGCCAAAGAGAAAACAGAAAAATTAAATGGCCAAGAAAACTTGATCTTGTTGCCAGCACTATACACCTCAAAGGTTATCGTTTGAGTCTTAAGAACCTTCATACAGAATTGTTTGGAGTTGCGTTTGAAGATTCACATACCGCAGATGCAGACGTTGCAGCAACCGTGAGATGCACTGTGGAATTATATAAGCGCGGCTTGTTATGAAGAAGGTGAAGTATTACGTGTCCAGATACAACAAGCAGGAAGCTGAAATCCCAGAGACATGGGAAGAGGCACATGAAATGCTAGAGCACGTAATGAGAAATTATAATAGCCATCGAGGCGGCAATAATGAGCGCCTCTCAGTTGCATGTCGTGTTGCATTTGGTATGTTTAATAGAGATAATTTAATACCAGATCCAACACATGCCTTAATGTTTTTGATGTTAAAGATTTGTGAACGCAAAGGAGCAGGGCTTGACAAATGAGAATCAAGTCAGAATATAGCTTTCGTCACGCATACGGAAAGATTGAAGACGTTCATAATCGGGTGCTTCAATGCGACTGGCTAGCAGCGCCCATCTCAGATCGTTTAAGCACATTTGGGTTTACAGATTGGGAAAAACTGTGCGACGAAGTTAAAGTTAAACCAGTGTTTGGTGTAGAGCTTGGAGTGACACCAATTCTAGGCCAGAAGAAACCGCCAGTGTCTTACTGGACCTTTTTCGCCACGAGCAAGCTCCGCACCATTAATGAATTAGTTCTCAAAGCTACATCCAAGACAGGCTATTATCCAGTCCTATCTTATGAAGAAGCTACTTCTACTCCAATAGAAGATGTCATAATAATTGTTGACAATAAAGTATTGCTAGAACAATTGGCTTTTTGTAATCATCCAAATAATCTATATATAGCATTATCTCCATCTACTCCAATTGGATTATTTAGAGAGGCAAAGAAATGGGGCTATAGATTTATTGCATCTTCAGATAATGTTTTTACATACCCAGATGACAAGCTGCCATATCATACGTTAATAGGAAAGAATTCTGAAACATCTTTGTTTCCTCAATACATTCTAACAGATGATGAATGGCGTGAGGCGCTACCATATGTAGTAACTGACGAAGATGCCCAAATGGCTATTATCAATAGAGATTTTGCATTGGACGTATGCAATGCAAAATTGCTTAAGGCTGACATATTCCGATCTACTCATAACTATTCATTAAGACAGATGTGCGAAGATGGCGCAGCAAAGTTGGGAATAGATCTAAACGATCCAGTCTATGCAGAACGATTGGATAGAGAAATTCAATTAATTGAAGAAAAGAAATTCCAAGACTATTTCTTTATTGTGGCAGATTTGGTTGCTTATGCCAAAGAACACATGATAGTGGGGCCTGGTCGTGGATCTTCATCTGGTTCTCTGCTCTGTTACCTTTGTGGTATTACAAACGTCAATCCTATTAAATTTGGCTTACTCTTCGAGAGATTTATCGACGTCACAAGGGCGGACCTTCCTGACATTGATCTTGACTTTAGCGACGCTAAACGGCATTTGGTATTTGATTATATCAAAGATAAATATGGGATAGAACATGTGGCGCGTCTAGGCTCAGTAATGAGCTATAAGCCAAGATCAATTCTCAATACGGCAGGACAGTCTTTGGGTATACCAAAATGGCTGTGCGACAAAGTAGCTGACACACTTATTGAGCGATCATCAAAAGATTCTCGGGCGCTACAATCATTTGAGGAGACTTTCTCTGACACAGAAATCGGAAGGAAACTACTCACGGAATATCCAGAGATTTCAGCAGTTTTTGAAGCTGAAGATCATGCAACTAATGCTGGCCAGCATGCAGCCGGTATCGCCATTACTAGTGGTGAAGTATTGGACTATGTTGCTATTGATGGTCGGACTGGCGGAATCATGGCAGATAAATATGATGCAGAAGTTCTCAACATTCTTAAAATTGATATTTTGGGCCTATCTCAATTATCCGTTTTTGAACGAGCTTTAGAACTAATAGGTGAGGAACCCAAGAACGGCTTTCTTGAGGCGCTCCCATTAGATGATCAAAAGGCGTTCGATGTATTGAATAAGAAACAGTTCTCAGGTATCTTCCAGGCGAATGGAAAGAGCTTGCAGATTTTGTTTCAATCTATTCATACGGATAGATTAGGAGATTTGGTAGCTATCACTTCTTTGTCGCGCCCAGGTCCAGTTGCTGCTGGTGGGGCAGTCCGTTGGACACGTAAGAGGATGGGAACAGAGCCAGCTACATATCATCATCCTATGTTAATTCCATTTTTGGAAGTTACATATGGCGAAGTAGTTTATCAAGAGCAGGTTATGAGTATTTGTCGCGATGTTGGTAAGATGGATTTTCGCGGCGTTACTAAAATCAGAAAAGCTATGTCCAAATCTTTGGGCGTAGAAGAAATGAAGACTTTAGGCGAACCTTTTATGAAGGGTGCGCTTGAGAATGGATTAGATCAAAAAACGGCAGATACTATTTGGGCAGAACTAATCCAAATGGGTGCTTGGTCGTTTAATCTATCACATGCGCTTTCATATTCACTTATAACGTATTGGTGTTGCTGGCTTAAGGCATATCATCCTGTCGAGTTCGCAGCAGCCACTTTAGATAATGAGTACGAGCCTATGAAGCAACTCAGATTGCTTCGAGAGCTAGACATGGAAGGTATCAAATATAAGCCGTTAGATATTGAGGCATCTACCGATAGATGGAACATTAAAGTAGAGAATGACAAAAAGATCCTAGTTGGTCCTCTTACGAATATCAAAGGTGTCGGTCCAGTTACGGTGCGGAAGATATTAGAATCACGCAAACCTGGTGGCGCACCATTAACTCCTGCCATAATGGCTAAGCTAGAAACTGCGTCAACTAAGATAGATTCACTCACTCCGATTAGGGATGCAATCAATAAGATACATCCAGATTTGAGCAAGATCAATATTATATCAGAGCCTACTCCTATATGTGATCTCTATGCAGGGTTGAATGATCAATATACAATACTTGGGCTTGTCAAAAAGATACAGCCTCGGGATGAGAATGATCTTCATTCGTTAGCAAAGAGAGATGGCAGAAGAATAGAAGGTCCATCTTGGAGTCTCAATCTGTTCGTGCATGACGATACAGATGAGATATTATGTAAGATTGATAGATATGATTATTCAACTTCCGGTAAGAAAATTGAAGAGATTGCTGGTGCAGGCGACTCTTTGTATGCCATTCGAGGGCGCATCCCAAGAGGCTTTAGAATGATTTTAATTTCAAATATAAGATATTTGGGTAAAATGTCTGATCTTGAAATTAAGGCGCAACCAAAACTGAAGTATAGAGACCTGTTTGCATGATACGTGTAATTACAGAATCAAACTACCTAATGATCCACGGGCCATTTCCTCTTGAGTTCCTCAAGATACTCTCACGCCTATCTGGACCAAAAATACGCTATTCATCTAAATCCATTAGATATGATATGTCTGCATGGAATGTTAAGGTTCTCAAAGAAAGCGGATTTGAAATTGAATGGGAAGATACTGCGGCTGAGATAACACAGCTAGATGAGATTCAATCTATTAAAGAAATGATGGATGATATTAAACCAATCAAATTTAATTACCATCCTAAATATGATCTTAAAGATCATCAAATAGAAGGACTCAATCTAAGCACATATCGAAAAGCATTTGCTTGGTTCCTAGAGATGGGATTAGGCAAAACAGCTATGGCTATCGCCAACTTCTGTATCCTATACATGGAACAGAAAATTGATGCTGTTCTTGTTCTGTCGCCAAAAGGCGTACACAAACAATGGATAGCAGAGGAAATTCCAAAGCACATAGATCCATCTGTTCCTTTAAATATGACGTTATGGCATAGCGGCGGTTCATATGAATCTATTGACTTAAGGCAACAAGGTTCGCTCAATATATTTTCTTTGAACATAGATTCAGTCAATACAAAGGATGGCTGGTTTGCTATTCAGCAATTCTTTCGTTTGTTTGGTGCTCAATTTGACATAAGATATACCAAGAAAGGCGTAAGAGTATATGAAAACATAAAGCGCAAAGCTAAGATAATGATGATTATAGATGAGTCTCATCAAATAGGAAATTACACTTCAGGAAGAACTCAAGAGACAATAGATTTTGGAAGATTGGTAGAGTATCGCAGGATATTGACAGGCACTCCTATTGCCACTAGCCTACTTAATATTTGGTGTCAATTTATGTTTCTTGATCCTAAGATTATTGGATATAATTATGTTACTCCATTTAAGTCACATTTCTGCGAGCTTGGAGGATATACAGGTCAAGAGGTTGTTGGCAGCAAGAATGTTGAAGAGTTCTATAGTATCATTGCGCCACATTGCTTTAGAAAAACCAAAAAAGAATGTCTCGATCTTCCTGATAAGATTTACTCCAAACGCACTTATATGCTAGGTAATGAGACACGTTGGCATTACGAAAATATCAAACATGCATTTATGACACAACTGAAGTCAGGCAATTTAGTTGCGCCAAAGAATGCGCTGGCCGCAATGGTGCGCCTCCAGCAGATCTGTTCTGGCTTCTTGCCTGACGATGATGAGAATGAGACTGCGAGTAAGAGAGTATATGAAATCTTCTCTTACGAACGTGCCATCATTGCTTTAGACATGGTAAAGCAAATTGAAGGGCAAGTTATCATCTGGGCGCGCTTCATCCCAGATATCAAATGTATCTCACATACATTTAAGAAAGAATTTGGTAACGATATATGTTTAATGGAAGAAAATCATTTATTTAAAACTGGTAAGAAAAAGATACTTTTATCAAATCAAGCTAAAGGAATTGGTGGCAATCTGCAAGAGTCAGGTTGCACATCTATGATATACTATAATAATTCATACAATCTAATTCATAGACTTCAGTCAGAAGATCGTGTCCACAGAATGGGTATGCGTGGTGCGCTAACGATCTGGGATATAGTTGCTGACAAAACTGTTGACAAAGGCATAGCAGATAATTTGAAGGCTAAGAAAGACTTAGCTCAATTCGCTTTGGATGATATAAGGCAGCTTATCGAAGACTGAGAAAAACATGTCTGATCAGTTAAATAAAAGCAAAGATTTTGCTTGCAATCGACGGCGGAATGTGCTATCTTGTACCAGGTGCTACATCCAGCACCGTCAAGGAGAGCACGTATGTCAAAACTTTACCAAGTGCGTTACACGGTAGGCGACAAGACTGTGGCGCATGAACACTATACTGAGAAGGGCGCCAAGATGGACGCCAAGTCTCTTTCCAAGGCTGTAGGCAACGCCGTTATTGGCGAGATCGAAATCAACGACGAAAGCCACGAGCAGTCACTTGTGCGAGTTTGGGAGTTTGCTGGCGGCGAGAGCGGCAAGCCAGTTAAAAAGGATGGTGCGCCACCTTCCGCGGTGGAAATCCTCAAGACTGCCGACGAGACGCGCCTCCAGGAGACCGTGAAGGAGAAGAAGCCCAAGTCTCCGAAGCTCACGGACGAGGAGAAAATCCAAAAGATCGCGGACGACGCAAGGGCCAAACTCGAACAGATCGAAGCTGGCACTTATGTTCTTCCCACTCGCGGTCGCAAGGCGGCAACTGACGAGACGGGCGAGCCCAAGAAGAAGAAGGCAGAGGTCAACAAGGTCGATAAAATCGTTGAGACTTTGGGTTGCAGCGAACATGCTGCGGAAGTTCTCAACGAGATTGGAACGACGGCAGTTTCCCGTCGCGCCAAGGTTGCAGCGTTCATTATCGACGGCAATGGACCTGTTGCTGCATCTGCCATCGTCGAGAAGCTCAACGCAGATCCCGACGAGAGCGACATCACGATCAAGAAGGTCGTGTCAGCCGCCAACTTCGACAACTATCTCTTCTCCAAGCACGAGCAACCTTGGAGGTTTACGATTAAGGCCAAGGGTGAGGATACGATCTTCAACTTCGTTCCGGTCAAGATCGAGTACCAGGGCGGGGCTGAAGACGAGCCCACGGACGAGCAGCAAGCCGCTGCTGAGTAAATAAATAGGGCGCTCTCAGGAGCGCCCTTTCTCTTTGTGAGTACAGCGATATGATGAAAGATAAGGTCAGATATTCTCCGCTAGAGCAGAGGATTTTAGATGCCATTCCTATGGACGGAAGTCACATCAATACGCTAGAATTGGTTAGCATGGTTTACGATGCAGGAGAGGCTCCACGAAATGCGCGTCAATCAATTCTCCACACAGCCAATTGTCTCATTGCTAAATCTGACGAAAACGAAGAGGATTGGGAGATCTTCAAGTCAACCTCCAAACCCGCATACTTTTGGCGTAAACCAAGAGGTTCCGAGTAGGCAGGTCCGCGGCGGCTCCGATCGCAGGCCTGGGAGGCTGTTGGATAGCCCATAGGAGGCTCTAGGGCAGGCAAGGGCGGCTTAATCGTTTGTGTCCGGTATATCGGCAACCCCCTAGAAACGATTAGGGTTTTTCTGAAAATCACAAAATAACAGAGGTAGCAAAATGCCTACTCTGAAAGGAACCATACTTGAAAGAACAGGAAAATGTTTATATTGTGGCAGATATTCACATAGTTTAATAGGTGGTTATTGTTCTCCAGTTTGCGATTCTAAAGCACAAATTTACGGTGATAATGCTGAAAAACAGAAATCTAAAAAAGCTAGAAATTGTCTCAAATGTGGAAAGGAATATATACCTTATCAAGATCGTCAAAAGTTTTGTTCACCAAAATGTCGTTCAGCAAGTACCAATCAAAGAAACAGAGATAAAGTTAAATCTCGTAATTTGGCTCATCCAAAGGTGGAACTATTCTAAAATCCAAAACTTCTAACCAAGCTATCAAAGTATCTGCGCGTGGTAGAGTATGTTTGTTCTCCCAACGATGTATCTCATTAGTATGTACGCCAATTAATACAGCTAAGGTTTGTTGAGACCAACATCTCTTTATTCGTTCAGCTCTTAATTTATGAATTAATTCGTCACTATGAGATAGTTCGTGTCGAGAATTGGCTTCTGCGACTCTATCCATCGTAAGGGGATTCCATGTCAAAAGGTGCCCAGCGCTTATTTCTAGGATTGTTCATTTTGTTCTTGTCATGGATCATGTTCAAGGTAACTTCGAGTGTTTTAGAATGGGCAATATTGTTTCTACCTGGCGCTGCCATTATTCTTTATGGACTTTATCTTGTTTTTATCAAACAGGATTTTTGATTTTCACATAATAAATTTGTACCTAAACTGTCTTGCTTTTGTTGCAATGCGGTGCTAAGATTAAATTTCCGTAATGTTCCCTGAACAACTGAATAGTTGAGAGTGTGTATGTGCTCTCCAGCTATGCGTAGCGTACATGCGTCCAGATCTGGAAACTAAGGAGAACTGAATGATTAAGTATCTACTTATGGGAGTGGCAGCCGCTGCTCTCTTTGGTGCGCCACAGGCCAATGCGGCCACCGTCGTGGTTGAGAATGTCGGAAGTGTTATCAATGAGAGCAAGGCGCTCCCAGCTGAGGCAACTCCGGGTGTGGGCGTATCGTTCGCTCAGTTCTTTGAGTTCTCGTTGCCGACTACGGAGAGCGTCACTGCATCCGTCAGCGACAGCGGCGTTGGCTCACTGGCTGTTCTCGGCGGTGTTCTCAATTTGAACTTCCACACCACGACTGGGGTTGGACCGTTGTTCATCCCTGCCGGTGCGTTGATCGACAGCTCACCGTTCACCAACACTCCTGGCGGACAGGAAGCAACGGTGGGGCCGCAAATCCTCACCGCTGGTAACTACTTTGTCGATGTGACCGGAACGAGCGGCGCTTCGCCAATTCATTTGGCGATCGACGGGACTGTCACTGCTTTGGCGACGCCAGAGCCTTCCACCTGGGCTATGCTTGGCCTCGGATTTGGTCTCATGGCATTCTTGGGCGTTCGCACCAAGCGCAAGGATCGTCTCAGCGTAGCGATCTAAACTACAAAAGAGAAGGGGGGCTATTGGCCCCCTTCTTACCTCGGTGGATGGGGTCTCCCAAGCCAATAAGCAATTACAGCTCCAAATGATGCGACTAAACCACCTACAACGGCAGATGTAATTTCATCATTAGGAATAGTAAAAAATAAACAAAATGCCACCGTTCCTATAAATGCTAATACTACTAACAATGATATAGTTAAAGGTCCACCAGTAGGATCAAATTTAGTAGCAACCAATAATAATATACCAGTGAATATACAGCCAAACAGAGCTGTCATAAGTCCTGGATAATCCAAAATTCTAGGAATTGGCGGAAAACGATCCGTCGGGCTATTCATTTTCCTAAGACCTTTGATACACCATAAACGCCGTATAGCCCTATTGCCATACCGCCTATTTCAAGAGCAGTTCTGAAGATGTGTTCTGGTGCACAAAGATCAGACGCAGCGATTCCACTATGGGCTAGAGAGAAACATTGTGATACGGCATAGAAATCCATTATGGCAAAGATAGTGAGGATAAATATTGCGCCACAAAGCGCAGTAAAACTGATTAAATTATTGCCTGTCATGATTGAAAATATCTACTGTAGGACTTTGACCTTTTCTGTATGGTATAGTAAAAGCATTTTGATGTACGTCAGGCAGACATCTATCAAATATTTTAATCATAACTTGCGATGTATCATCTTGTTGTTTGGATAAATAATAGCTACCAGCCGCTATGAAAACAGCATTTAAAACAACCATAACAAGAAGAATTGGAGAACCTTTCAGCGCTCCAATTGTGTTATTTGCAACTCCAGTGATTCCACTTTCACTCATTTAATAAAGTTTTTGATTAACCCTGCTGGAGGAAATACCATTGCAGCCGCGCCCAAAATCATGTCTTTGACGTCAATAGAATTGTAACCTTCAGCCTTAACAGGACCATTAAGATCAGATATGATCTTAGTAACGGCTTCTGTCAATGCTTCTGGATTATCAATCTTGCCAGTTGTGACGAGCTTGCCTGCTTCAGTTAGCGCGGCATTTCTGATTTCTGCTTCGTTGGAATCACTCTCCTTGATTCCAAGATAGGTCCGCAGCCAAGCGAACAGATAAACAACCAGCGCCGTTATGGCGGCGCCAGCTGCACTCAAGCAGATCTTTTGAAGCTCTGCGAGTATAGTATCAAACATCGGGCTGCTCCACTGTAGATGGATCAGGCATTGGTGGCGCCTCAGGAAGATCTGGCAATTCATCTTCGTACATTACTTCTGGGGCAGGAATTTGTTTGAGAGCAGGTTTGAACTTCCAATAGTAACCTGCAATAAGATCCATCTTATCCGTGCCATTAACAATGCGGCGTGCATTGCGTGGATCTTCAACGGTTGAATTAAAATATTTAGGCAAACCTACGCCAGTAAACCAGCCATAGATCATGCCATCGTAAGACACGAGTGCTGATATTTCATGCATTAATGCTTCAGAAGCATTTGGATAGATATTACACTTGACATTATATCTATCCAAAAGGAATTGCTGTCCATTTTTGTAGTTTGTTTCCCAAGTCAACTGCACATAGCCACGCCCATAGTAACATTGACCATGCGGCCCAGCAGGCTTGCCATAAGATTTTCCGGAACCTTTCCCATATTCTTCGATGGGTTCCATACGCTCGGCAGTCTCGTGGAAGAACGTAGCTAGGGCATATGCCAGCCATTTAGTTCCATCGCGAGGATTTGGCTCCTCAAAGTGGCGCTCCCAAATAGCAAGCAGATAGTTCATACCATCTACTTGTGCTTGGGTAAGCGTACCGCGAAAAAGATCTTTTCTGACGGTATCAAAGAAATGCTTGCGATCATACGGCATAGCTACCTCCTAGAATGGAAACATACCAGATAAGAGTACAACGAGAAGAACAATGATAAGTATGCCTACAAGGCCAATGCCACCAGTTCCATAGCCATAGCCGCGCCCCCATTGATAGGGTCCAACACCGCCAGAGACGCCTCCCAATAAGATAATGACTAGAATGACTATTAAGATGATGCCTATTGGGCTATGCATGATTATAACTCCGAAGTTGCTGTTCCATTAAATGAGCAATACGCAGTAGCTGATGTTTGTGCTGTATTAGCAGTCAACATAGCATTTAAATTGGTAATTCCAGATGATTGTAATCCTCCAACAAAACCTCCACCAGGAGTAGTATTAACTACAATTGTTGGTGGTGCACGCATATATGAAGAAAAGAAAAGATTTGCAATAGTTCCAAAATAAGAACCGTTTGCTGTGATGGTAGCAATACCTCCAGAAAAAGAGCAAAAATATCTTAAACAATCAGCATATTTCTTTGCTTGTGTTTGACGATTAAAATCAGTAGCAATTCTACCAACTTCTAGTTTGACATTACTAATAAATAAGTTGCCATTATTAACAACTTGGACTGTTCCAGTTGCACCATTATAAATACCTGTGACCCATGCACCTGCTGGCGCGCGTAAATTGGCACCACAACCAAGATCGAAATTTAACCAAAGTCCACCACTAATTCCTTGCGTAACCCAAGTCCCAGCAATATCTCCAGGAATAGTAATAGTAAATTTATACCAAATCCCAACTGCTGGAATATTAAATGCAAATGGATATGATCGTGTACTGGCTCCTTGATTATAACTTTGAATAGATCCACCATATGGTCCAGCAGAGGCATTAGAAGTTGCCCAAAATGATAAAGTGACTGGCTGGGCAGTAGTTTGCCCCCAAGCAAAATCAGCAATTAAATCTGCCTCAATTGCTTGTGAAATAGAAAAACTATCAGTTGCTAAAGGCGTATAAGCGCCTGCGGCTTGAGCATTTAAATAATAGCCAATACCATTTTGAATAGCTGCTGTTCCAGCAGCAGCGCGATTTATAGTTAATCTACTAGCTTGACTATAAAAAAGTGCCCATCTGTCAAGCGTATAAACATTACCAGATCCTGCTGGAGTAAAAATTGTGCCCCGTTGACAAACCCACATATCTCCATTAATAATACGATTGTCATTTAATGCACTATTATCAACATATTGTTTTGTAGCCGCGCCCATGTTATTAACTGGATCGGCAGCAAGCATAAGCGGTCCTGATAGGTTACCTCCAACAAGAGGTAAATATGTTCCGCCAAATCCTTGATTTGTCGCAGATACCCATTGTGTAGAGTTACCGTCATTAAACCAAATATATAATTGTCCACCAATGCTATCCCACCATAGTGCCCCTACTGTAGGATTGGCTGGAGGCGCTGGGCTGATAGAAATGAAGGGACTGCCAGCAATGGAACTCATGTTCCATTTGATGCCATCCCAAACCCATGTTACTCCGGCAGCCGTGAAGGTTTGATTGACTGCCGGACTATCAGGGAAATTAATCATTTCTTAATCTCAAAATTTTGGAGCAGATTTCTGAAGCGGTTGTTCAGCCTGCACTGCTGGTTGCGCATCGTGCGCGTGAGGACTGTTACCTTGTTTTAGCCATTCCATATATTCCAGATAGTCAATATTGCCTTCATCAAATGGAATGAAAGCACCGTCATATTCGCGTTTGATCATACCGTCGTGAACTTGACCTTTTATATGATCATACACTTCTTGATATGCCATGTCAAAGCTCCGCACTTGCATTTATTACAGTCGCGAATATTCCACCAGTTGTTGTTGTGGAACAAACGCGGGAGTCGCACACAAAGGTGTTGGAATTTGCTCCACCAGATAAAGTTCCAATTGCATTAGGAAATGCAGGAGCACCGATTTGAGATATGCCATTTAAAGTTGGTGCTGCTCTTGGAGTAACAGGAAGCCATCCAATAGCATAATATGTACTTCCAGAAGAAGCATTACCGCTCCAATATGCCGAAACAATTTGATAATATCGTTGGCAATCAGCCAATCTCTTTGCTAATGAATCACAATTAAATGGCGTAGCTACAGAACCGATTTCTAGCTTGACGCCAGTAAAATAGAAACTGGCGCCATTGACGGCAACAATGCTCTGTGTTCCAGCAACGCCAATATAATTTGCTGACGCCCACACATTAGCAGGTCCATGGAAGTTCGCGCCGGAACCAAAATCAAATTGAAGTACTAATGATCCAGCATTACCGCTCATTACCCATGAACCACCAGTATCACCAGGAATAGTAATAGCGATCTTTGTCCAAACAGCAGCTGGAAGTGTATAAATAAATGGATATGAACGGTTTACACCGTATTGCTTAATTGAGCCACTAAATGTTCCTGATAAACTAGAATATGCCCAAAATGACAATGTAACTGGTCGCGCGTTAGGAGTTCCCCACTGGAAATCACTAATCATATCAGCTTCAATTGCTTGATAGATTTGGAATTGATCAGTCGCTAATGAAGTATATGCTGATATTGAACCGACACCGAGATAATATGGAAATCCTGGTGATGAACTAGGGTTAGTTTGTAACCAATTCGCCTTACCTGCTTGTGATGCAGCAATCCACCATCTGTCCACCGTGTAGGCATTAGGCACGGCTGCACTCGTTACGCCACGTTGATTTATCCGCATATCACCATTTATAATACGGTTACTATTTAATGGATAATTTGCAGGAATTGATGCAGTAATTGATGCAGCAGTTGCTATATCACCAGCATCAACATATTCTTTAGTTGCAGCTTCCAAAGCAACTTGAGGATCTTCAAATAGAAGAAGTGGACCTGCCATAGTTGCGCCACTCAATGGTACAAATGGACCACTCGCCGTCGCGCTAGGCTCCCATTTAGAACCATCCCAAACCCAAGTTACACCAGACGCAGTATAAGTCGCGCCAGGATTAGGGGAGCTTGGAAAATCTAATGCCATTAATTAATACTCCGCGCTTATGGTTGCATTAAAATTGCAGGTTGTACCAGCACCACTCGCAGTAACTACCATATTGGATCTGAACCCATATAGATCCGTTTGAGGGATACCTAGAGTGGACCCGTTGGTATAAATTTGATTGGAAGGTGTTATTGTTGGTGCTGCCCGCATTGTTGTGGGCAATGTATATGAGGTATAAATTATACCACCTGCAACATTATAACCAGCTGTTAAAAACACAAAAGCGGGTTGTTGATAGTATCGCTGGCAATCAATCAAACTTTCAGAAAGAGATTTACGATTAAATGGTGTAGCGACAGAGCCAATTTCTAGTTTAAGACCAGTAATATAGAATGATGTATTAGCATTGGAAACAATGCTGTACGCACCATTTGCACCAAGAAAATTGCCATTTTGCCATGCACCAGGTGTAGCGGCATTACGCCAATTTGTACCACAACCAAGATCAAAAGATACAGATAATCCTCCACCACTACCACTTAATATCCATGTTCCGGTAGTATCTGGTGGAATTGGAATAATTATTTTAGTCCAAGTGTTACTACCAGGAAGTGCAAAATTAAATGGATATGAACGATTTGGAGTAGTAGCAGATGTATTGCGAAGTGATCCACTATATGTTCCAGCATTTGTAGATGCTGCCCAAAATGATAATGTTGCAGGTTGCGCGTTGGCACTACCACTACAAAAATCACTTATCATATCAGCTTCAATCATCTGATAAAGATAGAAAAATTCAGTTGCTAAAGGAGTATATGGTGTCGCTGGGCATGTCCAAGACATATAATATGGAAAACCAATTGCTGCGGCACCTACTCCTGATCCACGAGCGAAACTGATTTTCGCAGGTTGAGACGCACCGTAACCAATACGGTCAACAGTATATCCAACGGTATTACCACCGGCGGTCGCAATACCGCGCTGATCAATTCTCATATCACCATTTATAATTTTATTTGGATTGGCAATCTGTTGAAGAGTGGGAACTCCTAATGGAATTGTAGCATTAGCGCCTAATGTCAATGTGCTAGATAATGTAACTGCACCAGTAGAGCGATTAATAATTACTGGTATCGCAAGTTGCGCTCCAGCATCATTATAAGAAATTAATTCAAAATTGGATCCAGAATTAGATCCTAATTCAGCATCAGAATTGGCTAATTGCAGTTCCCAACGTGTTACACCAGAACTTGTTGAAAACAAGCTACGAGGATTTCCACTATTACCATTTATAGTATTACCAGTAACTCCTATAATTGGACCAGACATATTACCGCCAGATAATGACAGATACAATCCACCTAGCCCTTGGTTAACAACTGTAACCCATTGAGATGAACTACCATCATTGTACCAAACATACAATTGACCATTAGCACTATTAAACCATAAGCTTCCTTGAATTGGATTATTTGGAGGAGTATCAGCAACTGTTATTGAGGCGCCACCAGAACCGCCGCCACCGCCCGCGATAGCAGACATGATCCATTTGGAACCATCCCAAGTCCATGTAACACCAGCGGCTGTGAAGGATGAGCCTGTAGCTGGGTTTGATGGAAAATCAATAGCGGCCAAGATTATATCTCCGCATTCAAAGATGTAATTGATAAGGTACCATAAAATCCACCAA